TTAATAAGTTCTTTAAAATTATGGGAAGGCACAGAACGGAAAACTTTAGGTAGCTCCTAAATGATTATTCCAATTATGTGTAGATGCGTTGCTGAAAAATTCCTGAGCAAAAGGGAATAAGGCACTAAGCTAGAACGATGGTTCACTGATATCTCAAATGAGAAATTCAGAATTGGTTAATCACCAAAGCATTAGGTTTAACGCATTAAAATCTAACAGAGATTTTGCAAAGACTTCCAGGTAAGCATACCGCTGAACCCTGGTTGATGACTGAACAACGCAAAGAGTATGTGGCGTAAGGTACACTTGAAGATTATGATAATCAATTACGATGATTAAGCCTCGGCCGGTTTAATTAAGTAATAGGACGGCAGTCCAAAGAGTGGTAGTCTATTATAAAGCAGCTTTCGTTAATAAAGGTATTCTCAAATCCTTTCGCATCGTCTTCCCTTTTTTTATTACAATCTAAACCTAATGTCAAAAGTAAAAACAATTACACTAAACGGTAAAGTTTCAGAGTATGATGTTAAATACACTAAAGCGTATGTGGCAAAAATCATCTCAGCACAATCAGACTTATACCAAGAATTAATTCCGGAATCACTACCATACAATGCAGTAAAAGAAATCTATGTAGATGGGCATTTAACTGCTGAGTTGGTAGGCACTAGTTTATTATATGTTAAGGAAAAACCTAAACATGATCCTTATGTAGATCGCCATGAACCACCAAATGCAGGTATGGGTAGATATAAAGGTCATACAGTTCCAGAAGAGTTTGATGAGGATCATGCATTAGATATGGTAATGAATAATATGTTAGAAGATTTTACTGAGGAAGAAATAGAAGAGCTGAATAACATAGTCGTAAATACAAACCGTGAAAAGCTAGGTATATACTTACAGAGCGTTACTGCATCGCCACCTTATTGGGTAACTGATACTACGGCAGGCGATATAGATGTAACTTACACTAATTAAATATATAAACAAATAACTTAGTTATGCTAAACATATATTACAAAGAAGGAGATTGGTATACTAAAATTACCTCATTATTAGAACCAGGTACATATGCCTTATTTAATGAATCTAATTATGACCAGGCACCGGCTAAAAACGAATGGGTTATTGCCTTAGAATCTGGCGATGACCGATTATCTATAATGGACACAGAATTAAAGGAGTCTATTATACATACATTTTTTAAAGGATGTAATAACCTAAATGGTGTGAGTGTGGGTGAAGGTTTAATCGTTGGCTGCTGTTCATTAATTAGACCCGGGAGTGTTATAGGTGACCAAGTTTATATTGGGGCCGGGACTATTATTGATAACAATTGTAATATAGGTGATGGAGTAACCATTGGAGATAACGTAACTATTAATGAAGGTGTAACAATTCCTACCAATACTATTATACCATCAGGCTCGGTTGTTCAAATTGATAATGATTAAAATAAAATAATTATATTATGCTAAACGTATTTGTAAGTATTGCTACTGGTAATAATGCATGGGAGAGAAAAATAACTTCCTTATTAGATCCTAGCGAGTATACTGAATATAATGAAACTAATTATCAAACTGCACCTACTAACGATTGGATTATTGCAGTAGAAAACGGAGATAGTAGAATTTCTATTGCAAACAATGAATTAAGTGGATTAACTTTTGCCACTCTTTTTGAAGGTGATAACAATTTAAATGATGTGACGGTTGGTTCAGGCTTAACTGTAGGTCCTAGTACATTAATTAGACCAGGTGTCACTTTAGGCAATCAGGTTTATATTGGTTCAAACTGCGTTATTGATTTAGATGCAGAAATTGGTAATGGTGTAACTATAGAAGATAACTGTACTATCATGGAAGGTTCTATTTTACCGGACAATTATTATTTACAATCAGGTACATTAGTATATAAAGGAAGGGTATATTTACCTACTCTTGGGGCAACGGTGTAATATCTGAAACAAATTTACATGACTTCAAACCTTAGGATTTAAACCCTAGGGTTTTTTTGTGCTTAAACAATTTATCATTTAGGTATATAATAATAAATAAGGATTTAACTTTATTTTGTAAAAACAAACAACAAATGGAAATATTTTATTATACTTTAGGTGTATTATCGGTTCTTATTACTTTAGGGATTTTTGGTATGGTTAAGGTTTGGCGTAGAATTTCAGAAATTGAAATTTTTAAAGATGACATCGAAGATTACATTGGCGATACTGCTGATGATTTTTCTGATGAGTTAGAAAAATTGCATTCCCACTGTGAGGATGAAATTGAGAGACTTGATAATGAATTCAGGCAAGAATCTAATGAGCTCGGTAAAATGATTGATTCAAGATTTGACAAATATGATAATCATATTAATAAAAGATTAGAACAATTGGAAGGTACTATTGCTAGGTTAATAGTAAATGAAAATAGGTAAGCAATTACCCTGTGCTGTGGTGTAATTGGCAACACGTCGGTTTTTGGTACCGAAGAGTCGGGGTTCGATCCCCTGCGGCACAACAAAATATATAAGGCATGATAATAATTAAAAAGAACGAAAGGGATTCTATAGATAAGATGCTTAAAAGATATAAGCAAAAGCTAAAGAAAACTAAACAAGTTAGAAAGATTAAGGAAGGTAAAGAATTTGTAAAACCTTCAGTAAAGAAAAGGGCCCAAAAGATTAAAGCCACCTATATACAAAGTCTTAGAGATAAAGAACAAAAAGATCTGTAGTATTCTTTCAGATTTATTGTTTTCTTGTTATATTTAAATTATAAAAATAAATAAATATGAGCAATAGAAAGAAAACAGTAATCTTTGATTTGGATGGAACACTTGCACTAATCGATGATAGGCGAGCAATCTCCACAAAAGATAACGGTAATATGGATTGGGATAAATTCTTTGATCCTGCAAACATTAAATTAGACAAGCCTAATTGGCCAGTAATACTCATGGCCCAAACTCTCAAAAATGCTGGTCATAGAATTGTAATTTTTAGTGGAAGATCTAAAGCTACTAAAGACGCAACGAAAGATTGGTTAAACGATCTTGATATTCCATTTGACATTTTAAAGATGCGACCAACTGGTGGTGGTTTTAAATGGATGAAAGATGATGTGTTAAAAAAGAAATGGCTTGACGATTTATTTCCAAACACTGATGATATACTATGTGTATTTGACGATAGAGATAAGGTAGTTCAGATGTGGAGAAATAATGGAATCAGCTGTTTCCAAGTAGCTGACGGTAACTTTTAAAAATAAACCTATGACAAATAAACTACACAGAGGAAATGGATATATCGGCGGCGTATGCCAAGGGTTAGGAAATTGGTCAGGATTGCCTTCTATTTTATGGAGGGTTGGATTTCTATTTTTTATACCTGCAGCATTCTGGGTATACATAGTACTATGGATGTTTTTATCTAAAGAATTATGAAAAGATTTTTAACCGAATTAGAATCAATAGATATTTTTCTAATTATAGCATTAGGGTATTTTTCTTTAATGTTATTTTGTTTAACTTAAATTTAATATATGTTTTTTAAATACGATAAGAATTTATTACTCTACAACAAAATATGCATTAGAACATGGGTTCTATATTGCTTAGGAATTTTAATGGCGGTTTCCTTAGTTGGTTTTTTATTTGGTAGAAACACTGCAAAGGAAGTAATCATTGAAAATTTACAAGAAGGTGAAACACAGATTTTTATTGCTGAAGTAGATACCTTTTCACAAACTAAGTTAGTGTCAATGTTAACAGATCTTAATGTAGATTACCCACATATAGTCATGGCACAATCTATATTAGAAACTGGGCATTGGAAAAGTGATATCTTTCTAGAGAATCATAACCTCTTCGGTATGAAACAGGCCAGGCGTAGAATTACAACAGCAGAAGGCACAAATAGAAACCATGCATATTATAATCATTGGAGAGAATCAGTATATGACTATGCATTTTACCAATGTAGGTACTTAAGTAAGTTAGATTCAGAAGATGAATACTTTGAATATTTAGGAGCGAGTTACGCAGAAGCAAAAAACTATGTTAAGATGCTTAAACAAGTAATTAAGAAAAATGACCTTGAAAAATTATTTAAATAAATTATGATAGCTGTATTTGACGATTTTATAAAAGACCAAACTTTATTAGATAAAATAAAAAATGACAAAACATTTTTTGATGACCCAGGAGTATATAAGTATTGGAAGGGTTGGTGGGATAAAGAGCCATGTAATATTAAACAAGAATTAGCAAATTACATCTTCAATGAAAAACTTCCTTTAAGAATAAATCTAGAATTAGATGGTTTTGAATATTGGACTGGTATACAAGAAGCTACAGGCAACCATGAAGATGATGTAGTTTTTAAAGATAATTTAGAAATGCATTTTGACGATGATGTTGCTTATCGAAAAGAAAACAAAGATTATGATGGTATACCTCTTAAGCCGGTTTTAGGTTGTGTATATTACCCAGAGGGATTTGAATTTACTGGTGGTGATCTTTTGATTTATACTGATGGCGAAGATAAATCACCAGAGGTAATAAAAACTAAACCTAACCGATTAGTAATATTTAATCCTGGTGATGTCGCACACTGTGTGTCACCTGTAACTGAAGGGAGAAGAGGCGCTATTGCAATTAACCTTTGGGCTGAAGAACCCTGGTCAGTTGCTAATGGGTTCATTGAATTACAATAAAAGCTATAAGACTAAAAAGCCACTCATAGAGTGGTCTTTTTTAGTTTGTATGTAAATAGAAATTATCTCTCCATTCTAATTGCTATCCTCATTAAGTTACCTAATGCATTACCTAAGATTCTCATATCTCTAGGGGATATCTTTTTATATAGCTTATGATCTTTTATAGCTGGATCAATCTTATTGTAATTTGTAATAGTATCACCTTTTTCAAATCCTACAAGATCTTGTAAATCCAAAAAGATTTTCATTCCATCTTTACTTAAACCATCTGTGGTTCTTCCTTCATTTAAATTGAAGTCTTCGAATAGTGGTATATGTTTTTTCATTTTAAATTATTTATTTTTGTTTACTTTTAGTTACATTTGATGTTTTCCAATGTTCACTATCACCTTCACCGCGAGTAGGGTGTACATTATTAAAACCTTGATATTCTGGAGTACCAAATGCATTAGTTTCAGTTCCAGCCATTTCATCCCAGTAATTTTTAAAATCTTTTACTGTTCCTTTATAGTGGCGGATTTTACTTAAGTCTGCCCTTTCTTGGTTATTTTCCATTATCTGTTTAATGTTTTTAGTAATTCATCCATGTCAATCGTAAATGCATAACCTGCCCCTTTATAAGTATTATCAACACTTACAGTAATAAACTGTCTATACTTTTTTAATTGATCATTTAACATATCTTCTATATCTTTAGCAATTGCAGTTTTAGAAAATCCTGATTTTATTTCTTTATCTAATTCTTTACCGCTTGCTGCCATTGCTACAATATAACCTGACATAGGCATGTGTGATAGTCTATATTTAACAGCAGTATCAGCTGTTGCTACCATAAAGTTTTTTTCATTTAAGAATTCATCAAACTTACCTATCATTACTTTCCATTCTTTTGTTTAAGTTGGTGAATTGCGGTTTGTACCTTTAACCCTTCAAGGTCAATTTTATCCATTTTGATTTTTAGTTCATATAACTCAACGGCATAATTATCACCACGTTCTTGTGCAGCCCTATACCTTTGGATGTTTTCTTTTTCTCTATCCTTTAATCTTCTCGCTGCTTCATTAGGATTAAATTCATAATCAGAAGCTTCATTTAAATAGTTTTCAAATTTAGGTATCATATTATACTTTATAGTTTTTAAGGAGGTCCTTTAATTCTACAATATCAGCAGGATTTAATTGAACGTAATTTCTTCCTATGTTTATTTGCATACATTTTCTACCTAGGCCAAAATCTTCAATATCCTTAGGTCCGACAAAGGTAGTTATCTGTGCATTAGCATCGCCTTTAATACCGGCTTGATTCCAAGAACTAATATCAGTTCCTTCATTAAGAGTAGATTCAGACATAGCAGAATAGCTTTCGCATGCTTCGTCTATCTTATCATTAATATGTTTCTTAGCCTCTTTAATGTATGCTTCTGCGGTATGCTCAGCATTATCATTTGATTCGTAACTGTTAGCTTGTTCAGCTACATGGTTTGAGCATTGTTCAACTGGCCCAACTATTGCATCCATGTTATATCCTGTTTCGGTGTTGTTAACTCCACCAAGAGAAAATTGAGCTGCATTATTTGCGGCAAAGCCAGCAGGGACAAAATCTTCAAATAAAGGTACCTTTTTCATAATATTGTTATTTTGATTATATATTCATAAAACTAAGTCGCATTTTTGCATATAAAAATAAACAACTTATTATGTCAGAATTTTTAAGAACAGGTATGGGTCGTAAATTATTGGAAAAAGACATTCCAAAACTAACATCGGTACTAGAGAGAATTGCTAATCAACTAGAAATAGCAAACAAATTAGATGAAAAGAAATTTGCACTAGAAGAAAAGCTACATAGAATTGCAATAAAAGAAGCAAACCAGAATGGCAGATAAAGACATTACATATAAACAATTTATTGCTCACATGGATAAAGGCAATAAAGTTTATATGAAAAAACCTAGATCATGGCAAAAGGTCTGGTTTTGGTGGGAATCAAAACGAGAAAAATGGTTTCTTAATAAAGCATACGATAAGAGAGAAGACGGTAAGGTAATTATTGAACCTTCAGTATGGATAACAGCAAAGCAAATGGAACATCACATGGATCACATGGTTAGAATGGGTTATAAATATTATATAAATGAATAAGTTAATTTTAGCATTTTTATTGTTCTTCTTAGGACAATCGGCAATATGGTTTCAAACAAACGGTCAATTTGTATGGCCTTGGTTTAAAAAGAATCCTTTTATAGTATCCCTAACATTCGGAACTGTAATAAGTTATATTTTAATTTATGGTACGCGCTTTATAGTGGAGTATTATGATGGTCTTTTGTGGCCAGGTAGATTTATTGCATTCGGATCAGGTATTATTTCATTTACTTTTTTAACTTGGTATTTTCTAGATGAAGGAATTACTACAAAAACAATAGTATCATTATGCCTAGCTTGTAGTCTTATAGGTATACAGTTATTTTGGAAATGAAAGATCCCTACAACATACTAGGTGTAGATAAAAACTCTACTGACGTTGAGATTAAAAAGGCTTATAGAAAATTAGCAAAAGAATACCATCCAGATAAATCTTCAGGTAACGAGGAAAGATTTAAAGAAATAGCTGATGCATATGAAACTCTAGGTGATCCTAATAAGAAGGCACAATACGATCAAAGAGGTAGCAATCCATTTGGTGGATCTATGGATGATATCTTTGAAGATTTTATAAGGAATGGTGGAGGTGGCTTTGGTAATCCTAGCTTTGGTGGATTTAGTGGAAGACATGGCTTTAGTACAAAGGGTGGAAATATAACTGCACAAGTTTACATAACATTAGAGCAAGCTTATTATGGATGCAGTAAAGAAATTAGAGTTGGGACAAAAGTTGTTAGTGTAGACATTAAAGCTGGAGTAAAGCCTGGTCAGAGAATGAGACTTAAAGGACTAGGGCAGAGAGGAATGACAGAAGATCAAAACGGAGATCTTGTATTAACAGTACTTATACAAGATGATCCTAATTTTTATTTAGACCAAAAAGGGTTGCATACGATAAAGCATATAGATTTATATGATGCATTATTAGGCGGTAAGGGTGAGGCGACGGTATTTGATAAAACTATAACTTACACTATACCGAAATGTGTTAAGAATGGTACTATGCTAAGAATAAAAGGTAAAGGGTTTCCTGCTTATAACAATCCAAGTATGTATGGAGATTTTTTTATAAATATATTAGTTAACTTGCCAAGTGAATTAAGTGATGAACAAGAATTACTAATTAAGAAAATGAAAGACTTAGAAAATGGAATTTGATAATGATGAATTTATGAGGTCATTACTAGACCAATTAGAAAATACTAGTTGGGATCAATATATGAACCTATGTTATAACACAATAATAATGTTTCCTGATCAAGTACTTCACTATGATGAGAAAACAGCAAAGCATAAAATTAAAAGCTTAAGTAAGATAATGCTACACTTTGAAGAAAAAGAAGATTTTGAAAAATGTGCAAAGTTAAAATCTATACAGGACAGAATAAAAAATTGTTAATAACTTTTAGAAAAAAGTCCTAGAAAAATTTTCAATTCCCAATTAAATTGATTATATTTATAATATAATTAAATAAACGGAATATGACTGAATACACAAACCTTACTTATCTACAATCCTTCTTGGATGAAATGCGCTCTTCCTCATCAGGGAATCATAAAATTGCAACTCTTAAAAAGTATGCTGATAACTCTGTTGAAAATTCTGATAGAGAATTCTTACAGAAAGTTTTCTTCTATACTTACAATCCTTATTTCAAATATAATGTAACTCCTAGGAATTGCAAAAAGAATTCAGATTTACTAGGTCACCCAAATACATACGGTAGTATCTTTACCTTATTGGATGATTTAAGAAATAGGGTATGTACCGGTCATACGGCAATTGCAAATGTAAATAGATTCGTCCTAGAGAATAAGCAATGGGAAGATATTATTTACTATATGCTAAACCGAGACCTTAATATGGGATGTGGTACTACTTCTATTAATAAGGCAATCCACCCAGATTTAATTCCAACCTTTAAGGTCGCTTTAGCAAATGCATATAATCCTAAGAGAGTGGATTTTCAAAGTGGAGAATGGTACGGATCCAGAAAATTGGATGGTGTAAGATGTATCTGTAGAAAAGAAATGAATACTGTAACATTCTTTTCAAGGAACGGTAAAGAATTTACAACCTTAGGTAATTTAGAAAATGAAATTTCTAAAATAGGTGGAGACTTTATTTTAGATGGAGAAATCTGTATGGTAGATAAAGATGGTAATGAAGACTTCCAAGGAATTATGAAACAAATCAGAAAGAAGGACCATCAAATTGAAAATCCTAAATTCTTTGTATTTGATTATTTAACTTTAGATGAATTTGATAATAAGACTGGAACTACACCGCTTACTGAAAGACTTAAGAATGGTTATGATATTTTACCAGAAGGAATTAACTCTTCTATGTTAGAATTCTTACCACAGGATCAACTAACCACAGAGGAACAATTTACTGAGATGGCAAAAGAAGCCGAAGATGCTGGATTTGAAGGAATCATGGTTAGAAAGAATATCGGCTATGAAGGTAAAAGAAGCCATAATCTTCTAAAGGTTAAAAAATTCCATGATGCTGAATATACAATCCTAGAATGTATGAACGGTACAATGCGATGGACAGAAAATGGAAAACAAGTTGAAAAGGAGGGTTTAAGTAATATTATTATTGAACATAAAGGTAACCGTGTAAGTGTAGGATCTGGATTTTCTAAAGAACAAAGAGAACACTACCTCAACAATCATAATGAACTAATCGGTAAAACTGTAACTGTTCAATATTTTGAAGAAAGCCAAAATCAAAACGGTGGATATTCATTAAGGTTTCCGGTAGTAAAACATATATATGAGAATGGGAGAAATTGTTAATGTACCCGTTCCATATCTCACCTGTAGTAAAGTAAAAGAAATTAACTGATATATATTGTATGGATTTATTTGAGAAGTATAGAAAGTGGGGGAAAGATATAACTGTCTTTGATGTTGATGATACTTTAATTGTAACCAAAAGTAAAATTAAAGTTTTTAATCCAAAAACAGGATATGAAATTGATCTTACTCCACAGGAATTTAATACATTTAAAACCAAGCCGCATGATGAGTTTGATTTTAATGACTTTAGAGATTTAGAAATTCTTAAGGCTGGTAAAATAATTGACTGGGTTTTCAAAATACTTAAAAGAACAATTGCAAAAGGTACTGCAGTTGGAATTATTACTGCGAGAGATGACTCAAAACTTATTTATGATTTTCTAATGCATAACGGTGTAGATGTTAATCCTGATTTTATATTCGCAATCAATGATCCTAACTTAGGATTCACTGGCTCTACTGCACAAAAGAAAAAGGATGCCTTTATGAAATTTGTTCAAATGGGATTTAGAAATTTTAAATTCTTTGATGACGATAAAGAAAACATAAGAATTGCAAACAGTCTTAACAAAGATTTGTCTGAGGTAAAAATGAAAGCTACTTTAATTAAACAAAAATGGATCCCAAACTTCAGCGACTTCAAATAAAACTAAAAGCATTCACTAATATTTTATTAAGTATTAGAGATCTTTCAAATTCTTCTACTACTAAGGTTGGGTGTATGGCTTTAAAAAAGGATTTTAGTAAAATAGCAAGTTTTGGTTATAATGGTTCTTACAGCGGAGCTGAAACTAATAATGATACTGGAACTGAAGAAGATTCTTTAACACCAGGAGAAAGTGGCTTTATTCATGCTGAGGTAAATATGATTGCCAAGTTCCAAGAATACGATCCACAAAATTACATAATACTTCTAACTCTATCACCTTGTAAAATGTGTACTAAAATTTTAGTTAATGCTGGTTTTAAGCATGTTTATTGGATACAAGACTACAGAGATACTGAACATCTTCAGATTTTTAATGAATGTAATGTGACACACGGTAAAATTTCTAACCTATTAAATGACTACCACACAATAAAGAGCTGAATATATACAAAAAATAGTATAACCTCTTGGTCGTCGAAGCTCTAACATTTAAACTATCCCTTGACTTTTTTACTTATCTTAAAAAGTATAAAATAGATGTGACTAAAATCCGAATAGGATTTTATGATCAGGCTGCAGGTAAATCAGAGTACACTGATTTTAATAGTGTTGCTGAAATGGAATTATTTTATCAAACTAATTATGTACCATTTGATCCATGCTATGTAGGCGACTTAGCAAGTATACAATTGTTTTTAGGAGGTAGTTCTTTATATGAATTTGTTACAGAGTACAGGGCATCAGATCTAACTGGTGACTTTAAATTAACTTCGGGGTCTTCTTTTGATATACAAAGAAATGCACAAAGGTCAGTGTTAGTTAATAGACAAATAGAATTCATAAATAAATCAGTCAATGATTATAAAGGTTATTGGAGTGAGATTAATAGGATATATACTTCAGGGATTTATTCACCGTGTTATGCTATACCTGGATGGTCTGAAGGAACATGGTATCTAAACCAACTAAGAGAAGCTTTTATTGCACAACGTGACACATCTGAATTTCCGTATGATGATGTTAACATTATTAATGAACCTCCTGAATAAATAAAAAAAGACTAGTATAAATGGCATTCAATCTGACAGAATACATCATCTATAGAAATGAAGTTAAAAGAGAACTTTTTAATGGTGAGGTAGATGAAAACTTTAAAGCGGTAGCTAACCCTTGGGTAGACAATAGAACATATAACACAGGGCATATCATATATCACCCAGTAGAAGTAACTGATCCTACCGGAAGTACTAGTATAGTAACAGAAACTTTAGTTTGGTGGAGAGCAAATAAAAGAACTACACAAGGTACATTTGTAACTAGTGAATGGGATGTCATTGGTGGTATTGGAACCGGAGATGTTACAGTAGGAGCATCAAATAGTTATGGTAAGATTATTGTTAATTATACTGGAGTCACACCTAGCCTAGGAGCTGCTAATGATGTATTATTAAATTCTACAATAGCAAATGATACCTTTAGATTAATTGCAGGAGATGGCGTCCAATTACAATATGATACCACAGTTAATGCCGTTAAACTTATTAATACATCTGCCGGTGGAGAAATAAACCAAGGTACTAATATAGGTATAGGTGGACAAAACGTTTTTGGTGGAATGAATGGAACTACTTTAGAGTTTAGAGGTTTTAGTTCATCCAATTCAGATGTAGCATTAGGTAATGCCTTAAGTGTTGCTACTGACACTGCTAATAAGAATATTAATTATAACTTTGATTCAGGAAATGTTGATTTAGCAACACTGAATAGTGGGGCACCAACATTGGATATGTTATCTGACGTTTCATCCGGTAGTGCTTCATCATCTGACATATTACAATATAATGGTACTATTTGGCAATCAATAGCACCTTCATCTGCAGGTCTATCTGGAGCACAAGGTACAACTGGAACACAAGGCTTACAAGGAACTCAAGGAAATGACGGATTTGGTTTACAAGGTGTCCAAGGTGTTCAAGGTTTATTAGGAACACAAGGTGTTCAAGGAAATGACGGATTTGGTTTACAAGGTGTCCAAGGTGTTCAAGGTTTATTAGGAACACAAGGAATTTCTGGGCAATTTGGAATTCAAGGAACCCAAGGTTTCGGTGTTCAAGGTACTACAGGTTCTGGTGCACAGGGAGCCCAAGGTACACAAGGCTTAGGTGGTACACAAGGTACTTCTGGTACTGATGGTGGGTTTGGTGGAGCAACATTTGATTATGAATTTAATACATCTACCTCGGTTCAGAATCCAGGATTTAGTTATGTTGCTGTAAATAATGCAACTCAGAATACTGCTACTATTATGTCAATACATGACTTTGGTGTAACTGGTATCGATATATCAAACTTTTTATTAACTATTGCATCTAACCCGGCTATTATAAAAGGACACGTTAGAATATCAGCTAAAGCAGATCCTAGCGAATTTATTCTTTGGCAAATTGACGGATTACAAGATCAAACTGATTGGTGGGAATTAGACGTACAGCCAGTTGCTTCTACCGAAAATTCACCGTTCACTATGGACGAGGATGTTTTAGTATCGTTTGTAGTTACCGGTCAAGCAGGAACTCAAGGTGCAACAGGATTAGGTTTACAAGGAACTCAAGGAACACAAGGTACCACCGGTATTGGAACTCAAGGAACACAAGGAATACAAGGATTAGGTTCACAAGGAACACAAGGTATAACAGGATTAGGTTTACAAGGAACTACAGGTTTACAAGGAACACAAGGCTTACAAGGAACTATTGGTTTACAAGGAACTACAGGTTTACAAGGAACACAAGGCTTACAAGGAACTATTGGTTTACAAGGTACTACCGGTATTGGGACACAAGGAACAACAGGATTAGGTTTACAAGGAACTACAGGTTTACAAGGTACTACTGGTACTGGGACGCAAGGAACACAAGGTACTACTGGTCAACCTGGTGTGATAAGTGGATCTATTGCATACGGTGAAATGTATGAATTAAGTTCTACCCCAATAGCAGGATGGAATAATGTTTTTAATGGCTGGGATACTTCAGCAGTAGGTGAAATAAGCCAAATGTCATATGTCTCGTCTGGTGGAGGTGCACAGGGTGATACTTTAGTTATTGATGCAGGTGAAGGCGGAGTTTATAAAATGAGTGGTATCTATACTATTACATCTGGTGCTAATCGTGAAATAACAGTAGGAGTATTTAAGAATGGTGTTATTATTGCACAAACAGAAACAAGTAGAGCGTTTGCTAATAATACAAGTGGATCTTTTTCAATAAACGGTTTAGAAACATTTGCCGCTGGTGATGTGATAGATGTTAGATTTAAAACTGATAATGTATCTACATCTACTATAACAATGAATAATGTATCTTTTTCATTAACTAAAGTTGTCGGTAATGGTTTACAAGGAACTCAAGGTTTACAAGGTTTACAAGGAAATGACGGATTAGGTTTACAAGGAACCCAAGGTTTACAAGGTTTACAAGGAACTACAGGATTACAAGGTTTACAAGGAACTCAAGGTTTACAAGGTTTACAAGGAACTACAGGATTACAAGGAACTACAGGATTACAAGGAACACAAGGAACCGATGGTTTACAAGGAACACAAGGTTTACAAGGAACTCAAGGAACACAAGGTTTACAAGGAACTACAGGATTACAAGGGTTACAAGGTGTACAAGGTTTACAAGGTGTACAAGGTTTAGAAGGAACTTTTGACACAGGATTACCTGAAAAAATTGCAGAAAGTTCAATGTTTATAGGAGATGGGTTACCAACATTTAATCCATTGGATCAGACCAACTCTAACTTTATTATAGGGCATTCTTTTAGTACAGCTGCTAAGTCTGCTGGCTGGTCATCGTCAAATTGGACCGGTGCTAAAGGGCAGGATCCTGCGATAATTAAGTTTGGGGGGAATGCGTATAGCACGTATGATATTACTTCAATGGGTATTGTTTTACAAGAAGATATTAATATTGATGATGCCCTTGTACTTAGAGTTTCATTTGCGGCAAAGAATCTACAAACCGGTTTGAACTGGGCGCAGAACGGTTCAGTATGGGGCGCGGTATGGAGCTTACCATGTACAAGTGATACTGCTGGGGATAAAATACCTAAAGCATTAGATGATGCGAAAGAATCGTCCCTATTTAATATTTACGCATTAGGAACCAAGGAAAATGCAGTTGCTGATTTATGTTTTGATTTTGTCTTTAAATCTGGGGTAGCCGTTGATGCAATTACAGAAAGGTTAATTATTGGCTTTAGTGGTCTCCCAACTACTGCCAGTGATGATGGTACACCTGTATACGCAGAACTTAAATGTTCATGGGGAATATTCAAAGTTCCAAAGGAAGAGTAATCCGTAAACAAATTTCTTTTTCAGAGTATAATAACTATAAAGGGATAAAAGTATGGAAAGTATAGAACAAGAAAGACTACAGTGGATTAAAGGCGATAAGTTTGGTTCAGTTGAAACTATTAAAGGTACTGAAGGTGAATGGACTACTTTTGAAGGTGGTGGTAGGATAGCAACAAATTTACTTAGTGAATTTTTAGAACCGCTAAACGGTGAACCTTTAGATTTTAATCCGCCTACACCGGCATTAACAAAAGCAGCCGAGGTATATAAAGAAAAATTACCACCTAAAAAAGAAACCTCATCCCCAATAAGAACTCTTTTTGATAAACAGAAAAAGAATGATAAAGTAAAACTGAATCTTACCTTTCCGATAGAAGTTCCTAAAAAAGCCATATATGAAATTATAAGTTCTTCATTTGATAGTGAAGAAGTAAATGATGAATTAGAATCTTTTATTAAAAATCAAATATCAGAAGACTTAATTTTAGATAGCCTTTTTGATAGCATTAAAGAATTAATTAAGTCTAGGTATAAAATAGACTAAGCAATTTAAGGTATAATATATAATAAAATTAATCATATGACACAAGCACCAAATAGAAGACAGAGAAGATTAGCGATGAAGTACCAAGGACTTCTAAAAGCAAAAAGTAAATTACCATTCCATAAGTGGATGGAGGTGACCAGAGAAAATTTACAAAGAGGTAAAGAATTACATGCAGCTACTACTGATGCAGTTGAGAAAGGGATAGCTGAAAGACTAGAAAGTATTGAAGAAAGGCAAATAATAGCATGGAAAGAAGTTGGGTATAATGAAACTGAAATTAAAATGCTAAGAGAAGCCAATGCAATCTTAAGTGTAAAAGATAAAGAAACTTGGAAGGCTGATAAAAAGGAAGCTAGACAATTAATGAAAGATGCAAGAGAATCTTTAAATAAGAGACTTAATGATTAAGATTGTTTTAGAACCTGCAAGAAATGGTGTAATCAAAAGAGTGATTGATGATAATCATGGAGGTGGTAAAGAGCAGTGGACTTCAACAGATGTATTTGAATCCAATGATGACCATAGAAATAAATTTGAATATATTATGAAATTCTTTTGGGAGCTTTGTGAAGATCTCGGATTAGAGTGCGGTAATAAATTTGAAAAAGATGTACTAAAAATTGGAAAGGAATGGGGTACACACTATGAACCTAATAAGAAGGAAATAGAAAGCAAAATAAAAGAGCTCCAGGCAGAGATCGATTTATTAACTGAATGGAAACAAACATAGAATTTAATTTCATATATTCTAAAGATGCGGTAAGAGTAAAGGCATTCTTAGGGAACGTGCCTAGAAATATTGAATGTATTAATTACATGGATATTTTTAACAAGTTAACTAAAAATGACTTTTATCAATTTGAGCCGTCTGATGCTGTAGTATCGTCTTATCTCATGAAACAGCTCCAAACCATTTTGGACAGAAGTACAACAACATCTATATTCTATGTATTAGGTAATTTAAATGAACCTACGGTTGAAGGAATTAAAAAATATGTAGAATCCTTATCCGATAAAGAATTTCAATATAACATATATCATTCTCCTGACATTAATGTAAACGGTACTGCTAGACTATTTGAAAACGTTGTAGAGTTTGAATGAAAGCACACAGAATATTTACTAAAGGACAAACCGTATATTGCCTACTATCATCTTTTAGTAGGCCTAATGTTTTATTGCCAGTAAAAGGGCTTATTGTAGATACGCAATGGGATCCTATTAACCCTCTTTACCAAATTCGTATTATTAAAATGTATGATAATATGAAATATCTTAAGTCTCATTTTTTTGATATGAACTTTAAGTATGAATTTAATAATAGAGCTAGAAAAATGCCTATTAAAAAAGAAGACTTTAAAAATGTAAAATCATTAGAAAGCAGATTTGATGAAAGTGATAGAGAACGATTGTATGTAATTGTAGAATCTGTTATGTGCAAGAAAACAAAAAATGATCTACGGGGTTTATTTGAAAAAGTTCAGTTTTATATAATATCAAAAAACCTAAAAGAAATAAGAGATATATCATCAAGACCATTTTTTAAAGGTTCTCTTTCTACTGATAGCTCACAGGAGTTTAATATTAGGTTTAAAAAAGGCTGGGTAGATAAATTCCAAAAGGGAGATATTGACATTGACAAGTATCTCAACAGCTTAAGCTGAATATATACTAAAAATAGACTACTTATATGCCAGGCGGATTAGATCAAACAACAATAGGAAGTAACAGCAGTGTAAATGATAATACTGCACCCAACCCCAATTCATCAACAGCAGAAAGGTTAGGTGTTTTTGGTGGAGAATCTACTGGGTTTGCTCATGGTGTTGAAACTTTATATGCTCAATCATTTTATTCTCAAAAGTCTGTTGCTGATCAATTCGGTGTTGCTGTAGGTATGGATGCACCTATCCCTAGATCTATATTTAATAAATATGCTCTGTTTAATTTTAGAGGAATGTATGGCGGGTTAACGGGTGGCGATGTTTTTAACGGATTTCGTGATTCTCCAAATAATCCTGCAATGGGCGGTACAAATTCCAAGCAAGTTTCTATTGGTAAAATAATTGAATACTTTAATGACAACTATGCAAGAATAGGCTACTCTGCCCAAGATTTTTTATATTGTAAATACTATAAACAAATTCCTGTTAATCACTTAATAACATTGAGAAGATTTCCAACACCAGTTAATGATAACATTTTTGATTTAAAAATGGATGTTGCAGGAAAGGATCCTAAAACACCGAGAGCTGCTAGCGATGTAGATGCTACTCAAACTGCAGGTGTTACTGCTATTACTTACATGGGTGAAAAGGCTGGAAACAAATTAGATGATTTACTTAAGTTTTCTTATGGCTTAAATTATAAGGAAGTTAAATCTGAAATGGAAAGTATTAGTAGTGGCGATGGTGGATATACATCTCAGCCATTTTATTCTAAGATAGGTGGTGTTGGTAGAGCAACTGCTGATGCATTTAAAGGAATCAGTTCAAGACAAAAGTTTGCAGCACAAAATATGTCTACTGGTGATAAGCTAGGTACTACGTATGCCAACTTTGTAATAGGACCTGTTAATGTTATTAACCAAACTCAGGTTAGAGATCGTGGTATGAGTTTTAGCCAGGACATGAAATTAAATTTTGAATATGAACTTAAATCTTTAAGTTATGTTAATCCTAAAATTGCTATGATTGATATTATAAGTAATATGTTAACCATGACTTATAATAATGGTCAATTCTTCGGAGGAGGTCAAAGATACTATGGTAGTGCTGGAGCTGTTGCTAGTCAATTTGGAGATATTAATAAATTGAAACAAGGTGACTTCAGTGGTTATATAGGAAGTGTAGTTACCGATGTTGAAACTGGATTTAAGAATGTGTTTGGTGGAGGAACTGGTGAATTTAATTTAGAAAACGGAATTGAAGGATTACTTAAGGTTGGTAAGACAATGCTAGGTAATATGTTAGGTGGTTTTTTAAGTGAGAACGTTGGAGCGGTTTCCGGTACACAGGCATCTAAAGCTTTAATAAGTGCTGAACCTACTGGTGATTGGCATGTTACTATTGGTAATCCACTTAATCCTATTGTAACGATGGGTAATATGTATTGTGATAATTCGGTAATGACTTTAGGTAATGGTTTAGGTTATGATGATTTTCCAATGGAGGTTAAATTTGAAATAGATCTTAAACATGGTAAACCTAGAGACAAAGGTGATATAGAAAATATGTTTAATGCAGGTCGTGGTAGAATTTATGCATCGGCTAAAGGTGAGGCAGATATTTTAAATCTAGCAGGATTAGATGTTGCTACCTATGGTTCTGTTAAGGCTGGAAAAACAAATACACAAGCCACACAAGGTACTCCTGGTGGAGCTGCAAAGAATGATCAAATTAGTAACGTTAATAAACAATCAACTACTGACACAGCGGAATATATTTCTAATTTAGTTAGTATGACTATTGACTCATAATAAATTAATAGGAAATGGAAATAAAATCATTAACATTAAAAAATAGATTAATCATAGATGAAACTGGTGAAGGTTATTGGGATCTTACCGCACCTTCATTTGTTTATGATTCCGATTTAGGCGTGAGAGCTTTACATTATGTTCAGCCTGATCAGATTGGTAGGATTGATAAAATATCTAATCTTTATTTTGGAAGTGGGGAGTTCATAGATGCTATATGTGTGGTTAACAATATATTTAACCCTTTTACTGTTAGTGAAGGTGATATTTTAGTTATCCCAAATTTAAGTAGAAAAGATTTAGTTTACAAAAGACCTAATCCTGCATCAAGACCTAATGCAACACAAGAGGCTTATGTTGATACTGGTAGACAGAGTGAAAAGGATCAAGCAAGAATGCAAAGGTTAATAGAAAAAGCCAAGAGCAGTGAAAATGGTGTAAAGCAACCAATGCCACCTAATATGCTACAACCAGGACAAGAAGCTAAAACATATAGCGGTGGTAAAATTCAATTAGGAACTAACTTGCCAAGTAGAACTACTAAACAATCAAATTAACATGTCAGCAGTAGAAAGAAATATTTTAACAGTAATAGAACCTAGTATTGAACTTGATGAATTAGAAATGGCTGACGTAGAAAGTGGTACCGAAAATTCTGATGGTGTTACTATGAAGGAAAAGCCTAGTAAGTTTTCTACAATGATACCTCTAATAAGAGTTAACTCCTATGAAGTACAAGGTGATAGATTGGAAATGTTCCAATTAAATTGTACAGGTTTTTATCCAACATGTAGATTTAGTTTTTTTGATAGAGATGGAATGTTTACTGCAAGATTTTTCCCAAAGGATGGGGATATTATTCAATTGTATATTAGATCACAAGGTAATGAAACTACATTTAAGCCGATAAGAATTGATTTTACTGTTGAAAAAATAACACCTCTTGGTGGTGGGGGTGCAACGGATACATCACCAGAATTAATGGTTGAAGGTAGAATGCATGTCCCAAACCTATTTACGGAAAAGGTACAATTTCAGGATAATACAAGTTGGAATTCTTTACAAGCAATAGCAGAAGAATTAAAATTAGGATATGCATCTAATGTTGAAGATACTGCAGATCAGCAAATTTGGACAAACCCATATGACACTGCTCAAAAATTTATAGAAGATATAACATCAAATTCATATTTAAGTGATGACTCATTTTTTACTGCATATATTGATCCTTACTATTATTTAACATTTGTTGATGCTAATAAATTTTTCGGACAAGAAGACGATTTAGAAACTAGCCAAATGTTTCAACAAAATGCAATGGACACTATGGGAAGTGGAGATGAAGAAGATAGTGAAACCACATTTCCTAATATGCTAAGTAACCAATTAGATTTTCAAGGTACTGCCAGATACATATCTAAATATCAACAGGTTAACAACAGTGGTAGGATTAGTAAAAATAATGGCTACAAAAGATATACTCAATATTGGGATTTAAATGCAAAAGAATTTATAAGTGAATTTGTTGATCCTTTAACTAACGACACAGAAGGAATGATACCAGTTACAAAAGGTAGAACTATTAATGGTGAAGTAGAAGGACCTAGAAACGAACAGGTTAAATTTAAATTCCTAGGAACACAAGGTGATAATGTACATGATAATTATTATTATGCATCTATACAAAATTTTCAAAATCTTGCAGAGATCAATAAATTAGGTATGACTATAGAATTAGATACGGTTAATCCTGCTATATTAAGATATAGTAGAATTTATTGTCATATGATGGAAACTGCTCAGATGGTAAAGGGTGTTTTAACTGCACCTGAGAATGATGAGAATGCACCTAATGATTCAGTTCGTCGAGCAGAAACCCCAGATAATGCAGGTAGTGATGTTGACAATCAATTTGGGGTTATTAATGAATATCTTTCTGGTTTTTATGTTATAACAGGGATGGAATATTTTTTAACTAAAGGTCCGCAACCTGGTGGCGCCGGATTAAAACAGAGATTACATTTACGTAGAAGAGAAGTAGTACCTTCTACATAATGAATAAATAAAATAAATTCTATATGCCTAAAATTGAATTATATAATCCTCTTGATCCAGCAGGTACACCTCTTAATTATTTGAGTGCAGATAAGTTAGGTAATTTAACAGGACAGTTTCCGACTGCATATGATTTTGCAAAAACATTTGTTACACCTTCTACTAATTCATCCGGTGGAAGTAATGGTGTTACTACATTAGATGACCCTACTTATTTAGGATTTAATATTAGATTTGATATAATGAGCCCACTATTTAATGGAGCTACCGTTGGCGATACTGGTGGTGCTATAGCACCATCACCTGGTAATAACGCGGAAGATCAAACTGAGCTATCTAATAGCGTGAGCTCTCATCCTGCTGGTGAAACTGCAGTTGGTTATTTAGAAACGATAGGTGAAGTTACGCGAGCTAATTACTTAAGAGCGTTTTGCCAAGGGATTTTACAAGTTCAGCGTGAAAGGCCTTATTACTTTCAGACAATTGAAGGCTTGATTGAGGCATATAATAAAACAATGGATATGACAGATCCTTTTGCAGGCTCAGCTGAAGGTGAAGGTATTGTTATAGGTTTATTAGAAGCTATAGATTTAAAAATGACTGCATTATTTAACTTATATAAAATGGCCTGTTACGATGTAAAATACAGAAGAAATATTTTACCGTCTAATTTGAGATTTTTTAATGTTGATATTGATGTATTAGAAATTAGAAAATTTCATAGTGTAAGAAAGGCTGCAACTGCAGGGAATGCTAATTCACCAGAAAATGATTTAACAAAATTTGTAAATAATAATACTTCTAGATTAACTTTTAGATTCAGTGATTGTACGTTTGATCCTACTGCGTCCAGTGAAGTGTTTAAATCGGTAACAAATGTTAGTGGAGGTGGTACTGAATTTGCAATATCATCTATGAAATGGGGATATGGGGCAATAGAGATGGAGTCTCAGTTTGCAGGATATGACTCTACATTAAAAGACACGGGTAGATTACAACCGAGTGGTATTAATGGTAAACTTAATTTACAGAATAAGGTTTGGGATAAAGACCAAATAATGGATCAGATAGAAGGTAAGTTAACTGGCCTTAAGGATAATCTTATAAAAGGAGCTACTAATTTTGCCCAGAGTAGAATTAATGCATTTACACAAGGCTTAGCATTTGGAAATGTATTTGGTTTAAGAAATCAATTGATTGGTGCAATTAGCAATCCACAATCTTTAATCCAATCTTTAAACGGTGCGGCTATACAAGCATTAACTGGGCAAGCTGCCCAAGGTATAAATCAATCGATAGATGATAACATTTTCTCTGGCCAGATACCTTCTGCTAGCGGAGATGACTTAAGCGGTGCAGAAAATATATTTGGTAGTGGGCCATCAGGCCCAGGTGGAGGATTCACAAGTACTAACATTTTTGATCAATAATAATAATGGGAAAATTAACAACAAAAGATTTAAAGGATGATAACTTACAAGGTACGCAATGGATAGGTATCGTTGAAGATAATGCAGATGATATTTTTGAAGGACGGTGTAAAGTTAGGGTCTTTGGTAAGATGGATCAAAGAACAGATCCTGAAGATCCGGCAAGTGCTTACATTATGCCAACTGAATCATTACCTTGGGCAAGACCATCAGTGGCTTCGTCCGGTGGAAGTAACACAGGAAGTGGAACATTCTCATTCCCTAAAATAGGCACTGTATTAAGAGTAAGTTTTGATAACGGTAATTATTATGCTCCAGTATATCATGAGTCACTATACCCTTCTGATGAGACTAAGGCAGAGGTAGAGGCCGCTTACCCTAATTCACATGTACTAATATATGATACGGCATTTGGTCTAACTGGTGATTTACAATCTGGAGATCCTGCGGTTACTAACGAAAGAGAAGGTGAGCATATTAAAGTTTTCTTTACAGAAGAAAAAGGTCTGATGATGGATTATACCACTACAGAAGGACCAACTACAATTAACGTAAAACCTGATAACTCGGTTCATATAATTAATGCTAATGGAGATTCTATGGTAATGCTTAATGATGGAAATATAACCTTTACTCATTCTGCTCAGTTTACAATTAATAGTGGAGCTGATACCGTAATTAATGCTACAACAGATACTCTTATTAATTGTGTTAACGCAGTGGTAACTGCAACAGGTGAAACACATATTAACTCCCCAAGAATTAAATTAGGTGAGGCAGCAGCCGAGGCCGTTATAAAGGGAGATACTTTTGCAGGAATATTTGATTCACATTATCATATTGGTAATTTAGGTGCTCCTACTAGTCCGCCTAATAAAGTTACCGCACCAGCACTAAGTGCTAAGAATACAACTGACTGATATATAAATTATAAATTAAAACAATAAATTATGCCTTTAGTACCACCAGTAATTACCGCAGCTATGGATGCTGCATTCGTCGCAGGGATGGAAGCCATGGCTTCATATTCTACCGGAGCGGAAGGAACTCAACAAAATGATAAAGGTACTGTGATTGCCGCAGGTGCAGCTGCGTTTGCTGCTGTTGCTGGACCGGCAATTACTACATATATTCAATCAGCAACCGTGGTTCCTGGAATTCCTGTTGCTACCGCAGGTTCCCCTGCTGCTCAAACTGGTGCCACAACTGGTCCAGGAGTTATAGTCTAATCTTAAACTATTACATTTTTAAAAGTATAATAATTAAATCTAAACCGAGTAATATATAATCTATAATAACACTCTTAATAAAAAAATAATGACAGAACAAGAAATCACAATCCAATTAAGTGATGATCCATTTGACACTAAAGTAGTTAAAGTTAAAGTACCTAAAGGAACTAAGTTAATGAGCACCGAAATGTATGCAGCCGAAGCAATGGCTTTATATGATATGGCAGATGAAGAAGCTGAGAAGGTACAGAAATCTGAAGAAAGTACAAATTATATTACTGAAGGCGAGATAGCATATATCAAAAAAGAAATACGAAATGTTGACGGTGAAGATATCGAAGTTAAGATAGAAGCATTAGTTGATATTTCAAAAAAGAATACGGCAGTTTGTAATTTAGAAAAAGAACCTAAAGAAATTGTTGATCAATTAGAAGTAGGAATGTCTGTTGATATAAAGGTTAAGAGTTATAAACAAGGTACTCTTTATGCTTCTATAAGTGATGCAATGGATGAAGTTAAGCGTAATGAAATTTACAATGCCATAGGTGATAAAGGAATTGGATTTAAAGGTAAAGTAAAAGAACTTATACATGGCGGTTATTGGGTTGAAGTTGGTGGAGTACAATGCTTTATGCCAGGTTCATTAGGAGGACTAAATAAATTACATAATTTTGAAGCTATAGTAGGTAAAGAATTAATCGTAATGCCTATTACATATTCAAATGAAAAACAAACTATTGTAGTATCTCATAGAGAATATTTAAGAACCATGATTCCTACTGCAGTAGAAAATCTTAGAGAAAATATTAAAGAACATATCACTGGGTTTGTAACAGGTACAACTAAGTTTGGAATATTTGCTGAGTTTAATGAATCTCTAACTGGTCTTATTCCTAAAAATGAATTAGATGAATCTACATTAAAAGAATTTGATAATAGAAATATTAAACCAGGAGATGAAATTAATTTCTGGACAAAGGAAATCATATCAGATAGAAAAATTATCCTAAGCCAAGAAGGTCCTAAGATTGACTTATGGGATGGTGCTGATGATAAATATAAACCTATGATGGTTACAGAAGGTAAAGTTACAAAAGTAACTAAGTATGGTGCATTCGTAGAATTAGAAAAAGGCATAAGTGGTCTTATTCATAAAACAAAGTTAAAAAATACAGAGCTTACCAAAGGTGATATTGTTAATATTAAAATTGGAAGTGTAAATGTTAGTGATCGCAAGATTACTATGAACTTAGTATAACCTCTATCCTGGTTTGGAATATATAAACAAATCAGGATAACTATGTATTCTAACGAACAATTAAATGCTATACATTCTTCAAAGATAGGTTTTGAGTTTGAATTCTTTTCAAACGAAAACCTTGATGCTACTAAAGATAACTTAGCACAAACTTTAAACAAGACAATTAGAGTAGAGGAAAAGGCGCATAGCGATTTTACTCCTACTCAAGATATTTTTAAACTAGAACCGGATAACTCTGGTGGTACTGGAATGATTGAGCTAGTAACCGGCCCACTACCTTTTGTTGAGGCTAAGTTGGTTATGGCTAAAACATTAAAATGGATTAGAGAAAACGGTAAGACTAATGAAAGATGCTCGATTCATGTTAACATTGCATTTGATGGAAAGAAACTAGGACCTATTGTTAATATGTCTAAATTAGATGTAGGTAAATTTGTACTTAACTTTGATGAAAACAAAGTATATGAAGCCTTTCCAAATAGAAGAGATTCTGTTTATGCAAAATCTATAAAGTTTATTGTACCTTTAAGTGGTATGACTCAACCTTCCCCGGAAAAAAATCTTTGGAAAAACTATATGTTTGTCAAAGAGAAGTATTATGGCATTAATTTTGAAAAGTTACAAAAAGGTTATATTGAATTTAGGTATCTTGGTGGTGCCGATTATGAAAAGAGGTATTCTACAATACTTTCAATGACCGAACATTTTATTACTTCATTGTATGAAACTTTGGTTAATCCACAATACAATGAATCTGACTTAAAAGTTTTAGATAAGATTTTAGAAAAACATAAAACTGTTGTTGAATCTTATCGAACCTATTCTTCATTTAAAGAAAAATTTCCGAATGTTCATTTAATGATTGATCTAAAAACATATGATCAAATTGTTGAAATGTATTACCCTAAAATTAGAGAAAAGATTTTTGATTTAATTACTAGGGCTGATATGAATGAAGGTTTAATTAATTATGATAGTGATACCGGAAGAATACAAATTAAAGATGCTAAACTAATGAGATGTTTTGAAATAAGCGGTGTTGATATTGTTGATTCAGTTATTCAAGGAAATATAGTTAATTGTGATATCTTTGGATGTGACCTTAAGAATGCATCAGTATTTGAATCTAACTTATTTGGTGCTACCGTAGTAGAAGATTGTAAAATAGAAGAATCATATGTTAGCAAAAATGTAATTTGTGAAGACAGTTATGTATTTGGTAAAAGAGGTGTATTTAGTGGTGAGATGATTGGAGGTATATTTAGACAAGGTAGAGCAACACCTCTTGCTAAGTTTGGCGATAAAACTGAAGTAATAGAAATAGAAAAAATTAAGTAAAGATATGGCTAGGAATAAAAGTTGGTGTAACCCAGATAACCAAGAATGTTTGGATGCTCTTATTAAAGAGATAAATGATGACCTCACAGTAGGTTGCCAAATACCTTTTACAGTACCTAAGAAAGAACTTGCTCATATTATTAGTAGGGCAAAAGATTACTTTTATAAAATATATGAAGATAGTGTTGAGGAAATGTTTATTGCATTACCTAGATCTGCTTGGCAAGAAAACGACTTTAAACAAGGTATAAGCCATAGCTCAACATCGGGAGCTAATCCTAATGTATTAACAGAGAAGGATGTTAATAATCCTAGAGGGGTTGTAAAAATGCCCCCAACGGTTTACGCAGTTAATAATGTATTTCAAATAAATGGTTTTTCTGGCGAAGATGGTGGATTTGGCGATAATTCATTTTCAGCAGGTGATCCTGATTTTTCATTAGACAAATTTATTTACTCTGATGTATATGGTGCAGGTATTGGTTCTGAAGAGCTTATGTATTATGTAATTAATTCTAAGTTTATTGATAATGCAAGGCAAGCTCTACAGGCTCAAATATCATATAACTATAATAGGTTAACTAAGAAGTTTAGATTTATGGGTGAGCTACCAAAAAATGGAGCATGTATTTTCCAAGTTTATAATACTATACCTGACTGTGATCTTTTTCAAGATGAAGCATTCATTAGATATTGTTGCGGTATGGCTAAAATTCAATTAGCTAGAATAGTAGGTACATTTCAGTTTAACTTACCAGGTAATATTACTATTAATTACGATTTAATCTCTGGTGAAGGTAGAGAGGAAGTTGATGCCATAGTGGAAGAAATAAAAGGAGATGAAGGTGTTGATTACTTTTTCACTGGATAAAATATAATCTAAGACCCACAAAAAATGTAGAGAATATATAATAAAAGAATATTCTCAATGATAAAGGAAATATACAGTAGAGACATAGAAGCACCTAAGTACAATGATGATGTAATTGAAGTAACAGATCAGTTGCAACAACTTATCCTTAAAATAGAAAATTGTTTATTCACTAGACAAGGTGAGGTACTAGGGGCTCCAAATATTGGATGTAACTTAGATGATCTTGTCTTTTCTTTAGTTTTAAATGAATCTGTTATTGCACAGAGAATTACAAGTCAGATTCAATCATATTGTTTAAACAGCAGTAGTAATGCTTTTGGTGTTGATACGAGAGTACAATTTTACAGCACAGTAGAAAGAAACGGTTGTTTAGTTGATATTTTCATAAATGAGGAAAGAGTCATAGGGGCTTTATTTTAAAATAAAAATAAAATAGTTAATGTCATTTTTTAGCAAAACCAGAATAAAAGCAACAGAGTTATTCTTTGATGCATTTCAGTACTTACAACGACAGTATGATCAGGCAGGTGAAGTGTTTACACCGGCATCTCCATTTGGTCAAATTTTAACCGTGGTTGCTAATTTAGGAGAACTTATTTTATTTTATATCGAAGCTGTTGCCACCGAACTTAACATTAGTAGAGCTAGAAATATTGAATCTATTTATGGATTATCCAGATTAACTGGCCATGATCCTACTAGAGGTATATCAGCACAAGGTATAATTGGATTAAGATTAAACACTTCTGCAGCTGTTTCAGTTGATGGTGATTTTGTACAAATACTAAATTATGTAGCTCTTGAAGTAGGGCAAAACAGTTTAAGTTATTTTATAAAGTTTGATAGTGATTATATAAGATTAGAAAAAAGCACAACGGCATTTTCTAATGTTCAATTAATACAAGGAGAAATTGAAGATCAAACATTTACTGGAACTGGAGAACCTTTACAAAGCTATAATTTAACTACAAAAGATCCAACAGATCAATATATGGTGGATGTCTACGTTGATGGTAAGCTATGGAAGAATGCAAATTCCTTGTATGATATGAATAATGGAGAAGAGGCTGTCATGGTTAAGACTAGTGTTAATGGTGGGTTAACTATATTCTTTGGTAATAATCAGTTCGGCCAACCACCGGCATTAGGATCAATTATTAAAGTAACATACGTAAAGACTAGAGGATCTGCTGGTAATATTGGTGGCAAAAATTTAGATATTAAATTTAAAGATCCTGGAACGGACTCACAAGGTAATGAGGTTGATCTTAATGAAGTACTATCATTAAACATTGTACGAAATCCTATGTTCGGTTCTGACAGTGAAGATCCACAGTTTACAAGATTAATTGCACCTTACCAAAGTAATTCATTTGTTTTAGCTAATCCTAATAATTACATTTACTATTTAAGTAAGTATGATTACTTTTCTTTTATAGATGCATATAACACTAAAGATGACCAATACTTAGATGATGATAATATAGTTTACCTTTTCTTAATACCTGATGTTGCTAAGAAAATAACTAGTGACCAGGATTACTTTAGTGTACCACAAGATGAGTTTACTTTAAATCCTGATGAAAAGGAAATGGTTTATGAAATACTTAATAAAAGTGGAAGGCAAATTATAACAGCTGAGGTTAGAATTAATGATCCTATAATTAAAAAATATGCTTTAAATATTATACTACGATATGTTGAAGGTTTTGATAAAGAAGCAATTCATTCAAGTGTTAGAGAACAATTAAGTACGTACTTTACATATATAAATAGAAGAGATAGAATTCCTAGATCAGATATAATTTCAATTATTGAAAATGTTGATGGTGTAGATTCTGTAAATGTATTTTTTATCTCTGAAGAAAACGAGAAAGCTATAAGAGAAGGTTTTTATGAAGTACCTACTTATGGAACAGATCCTATAACAGATCAAAGAGTATTGATTGAAACTAAAAAGGTAGAAATTAAAGAAGGTGAAGATCCTCAGTTAGGATTAGATAGCTTTGGTGATATAGTTATTGGACCTGAGGATTTAGCTATCATAAGAGGTGGATGGGAAGATAGGAATGGTACCGAGTTTGAAGAAATACCTAATAAACAAGGTATAAGTTCTCTTAACATATTCTTCAAAGGAACTATACCTAATAATCTTTACAATAAAACTCAACAAGCTAAGTTTAATGATCTTAAGAGAACTAGAGGAACTACTATTGCAACATCACGTAATTCTAGAAGTACAAATACAGGAAGACTACAAGATAATCCTGCACTAAAAGCAATAAAGGGAAAGTAATATGAACAAGTTTACAGAAAGAAGAAAAGGAATGCCAAGTGTATATAAAGCTACTTACGAGGAAGGGTGGGAACTAAAGAATGAAGGTAATGATTATGCTTCTAACCTTATGAAAAATTCATTTTCTAATTATATGTTTAGGAATGAAAGACTTAGGGCCTTTATAGAAGATCATCTTGGTCCTATAATGATATTTTGGATTAATAAGGTTAAGTATCTTAGAATCTACTACAACTTTGGGGTACCTAAAGATTATCAAAAAATAAACTAAGATGATTAATAACTGGAAATATTTAAATTTCTTTGATAAGAACGGAAAGTATCTTAATTTTGATTATGATTCATCAACGGATTCATGGTCAGGAACTATGTACTTGCCTAAAGTGTCTATAGGTTTATTTGAAGTAGGTCAACTTTTTATACTTGAAGAGTTTGTAAATAAAAATAATAATTTAAAACAGTTTGGGTTTCCTCATGGCCTTGAAGTTTCAACAGGTACTACTGGATCTACAAACGGAGTATGTAATTGGATTGCTGAATGGGAGACATCAGATCCTACTGAGATTTTATTATTTCAGTTTAATATGGATTTTAATACAGGTACACAAAGTGCATTAGTACAAGAAGATGATGGACCAGATTTAGAAATTTTAACAGAATTAGATATTGCATTAGATTCAGATCCTAGTGAAACGGTTGATCCTTTAGGTTATACAGTAACAGATAAAATTAGATCTGAAGCTTTACAAATTAATTTAGCGATAAGATCTGAAGTAGAAAATACATTTAAAAGAACCTTACTTATTAAAGACGATTGTACTGATAAGGTAATTGCTAGAATATTAGTTTGGGGTGAAACTTTAGGTGAAGACGAAAGGTTAAGGGTTATGACTCAGAATATGGGTTATAATATTTTAGAATCTGATAGTAGTGTATTTAGAGATACAAACATTAAAGAACTTTTACCTAATTTTGCTGAAGTAAATATCAAGAGAAAGGAAATTATGTTGGAAGGATCTAACATATATCCTTGGATAGGTTCATATAAGGCTTTAGTAAATGCAATTAAATTTTTTGGTTATGATACTTTAAAGGTAAGAGAGTTTTGGAAAAATGTTGATGCAAATTCTCCACAGTTTGGAAAATACATTCAGAGTAATAACATCGATGTTTTTGATCCAACGGTTCAGCTAAATGATAAAAAAATAACTTTACCTAATAAGAAATTTAGAAAGACTAGTTTATTTAGTTTAATTTATAGAATTAATAATATTGAACCTGATAAATTTGACAGTGAAGATTTACCTATCACTACCGAGAATTATGACTTTACAATTGAAGAAATACTTATTAAGTTATTCGGTTTAAAGAAAAAACTAGAGAATGAATTTTTACCACTTAACGCTCATATTAAAGATATTACTGGTGAAGCCGATTTTTTCGGATTACTTGAAGTTGTTAATACATTAAGTAGAAACGACAAAAAGGAAATTACTGCAGGTATAGATGCAAGCTTTAAATTATCTACTGATGATTGTATATACATGGAAGACTTGCGATCCTTTACATCATTTTGTATAGCATCAGAAGCAATTGTAGATGAAGCTGTAATAAATTTTTGTAACGCATACATAGCTCCTCTTTCATCAGCTAACGCAATAGGTAGAAATTTAATCCCTGGGCCTATATCAGCCAGTACAATTTTTCCACCATCACCCATAGGACCTGATCTTAATGGCCCCTTTGGTTACCCTTATGATGGATCTAATGTTACTATAGCAGGACTAAGTGATGCGTTTTTAGCATACTTTACAAGATATGCCCCAAACCAAAATAAAGTTGGTGCATGGCCTGACGGTGAGTCATCTTATTATTTACCAGATAAACCGGGTATACCAGTAGGTGCCATGACAGTTTTGGAAAATACTTCTTTTTCTAATGTTACATGGAATAATATAGACTCTACTTGGAATCAACTAGATGATGCAAATAAATTCTTTTCATTTGACATTGATCCACAAGGAGTTAATCCTGGTGATATTTTTAGCATCACTGATCCAATTAGTAATACGGGAGCTACATATACTGCCTTGGTTGGTGATACTGATATTGAAGTAAGAGATGCATTATATAATCAATTGATTGCATTAAAAACATCATTTACAGACCCATGGCTATTTTGGGATATAACTAAAGAGACGGTTGTTACCGGAGCTGTTATTAGGTTGTTCGGTCAAAATGTGGATAGATTAGTTGTAGGTTGTGAATCTGTAGTTAATTCTCAATTACTATTTAATCAACTTCCTGGTGAAACTTTATTTACTTGGGGTGCAATTGAAAGAGGTAATTTTGATGAAATAGAATGGACGGTTTATAAAGATGCAACTGATATTTCACCGGCATATTTTAAAGTGTTTAGAGGCCCAATCTCACAGTATAATAAATTACCTATAATATTACCGTATGTTGGTACATATAGTGTAGAAATGAAACTATACGATCTATTTAATAACATTTCGTCTAATGTTAAAACTAATTTTATTTGTGTAGATAGTAGAGAAGTAGAATATTCAGGATGGTACCAAGCAAGAAAGGAAAACTATACATGGTCAAGCGAGGGTAAGTTTAAATGGAAGGATTATGGATCTTTATGGAATTTACCAATTGAACCTGTAATGACATGGGATGAAGAGACCCCAAGTTTATATGAATCATTAGATAGAGTTAATGCTATACTTAATAATTTTGGATTAGGTGCTTCTCCAGATTTTCAACTATTAAATTACCAGGATGATGGTAAGGCTAGTTTTAGTGGACCTTATAGATGGGATAATTTAGATGTTGGCGGTTGGAATGATACTTATCATTTATGGTGGGATATGACTAGTACGACCGGTGATACTCCAGCATTCTTTCAGTTTAAAGAAGTTGCACCAGATACTTATCTAAAAATAATTGATGAAAATGGTATTACTGCAGAACATTATTTTGATTCAACCATTAGTACATTAGCTGATGCTGCTGCTAGTTTAAATGTTAGTACAAATAGAATAATTAACAAGTATGTTTACAATGTTGTGTATGATGCTACATATAATCAAAAGTTTATTCAAGCAGTATGTAGATATTTTGGTGTACATGGCGATTGGAAATATATTGATATTGTATATGCTAATGGCGATAGAGTATGTCCATCTACTGGAACAGGTTCACCGTGGCCAACCAGTGATGATTGCCCTAGCTTAATTTATAGAAAAGGCTTAAGTAAATCTAGTAATGCAACATGGAATACAGCTAAGTTTATAAATAATGGAAAAACATTACCTAAAATGACTTGGTTAATGTTTGTTTATGATAAATGTAAGATTCCAGGAAAGGCTGAGCCTAGATGGATTATTAAGAATACAACTAACTCAAACATGGCCGATATATATTTTGAGAGTAAATACTTAACATATCTGTTTAAGGTGCCTGGTAAATACGAGATCACACTTGAACTTACAGATACGAATGGGAATAAATATAAAAAGGGAAGAAATATCCTAGTAATAAAATAGAAAAGAAATGGCAATTAGCGTAACAGAAATTCTTGGAACAGATTCTTTATCAGGATCCAGACTAGTATTGAATGATAACTTCAATATCTTGACAAGTGAAATTAATGCAATGGAGGTTTACATCAATCCTACTGCTGGTACTATCACTAATCTTAACGATTTAAAAACAGAATCATTAAGAGTAGGGTTAAGTACAGTCTTATTAGACATTAATGCATCTACATTTGATATTTTAACTAATGTAGAAATGAGCGGAAACCTAAGTTTAAATAACGGAGGTTTATTTAGGAATGATATAGACCCACAAACATTGGATGATGTTTTTGCAACAGCTGGAGTAATTACAGTTGGTACAAGTACAGCGATACCACCATACACAGTGGAAAGGGTTGGAAATAGTACCGTCACTCCAGTAACTATTCAACTAAATGATGGTTCAATAGGTCAAGAAATATTCTTTGTTTATTCTGAGGCACAAACTGGTGTTATAAGTATATCCGGTGCAGTTACTCCGTTAGTATTACCAGGTGGTACTAGTATTGAGTTAAATGCGCAAGGGCAGACTGCTCACTTACTGTGTGTTAATGATGGATTAGGAAATGGTGTTTGGTTCTTAGTAGGTGGAACTGGATATTCAATAGTTTAATAAAAAGAAATAAGATACATGGCAACTACGCCTTTAATTAAAACACCGCAAGCGGATGGAGGTACATTTTATACCTTCTCTTCCTCTGCGAGAGATCTATCAAAGACCCTTAACAATGATGAGCTTAAGTTGGTCTTTTCTAAGTTTGTGCTTTTAAATATACCAGACTTTGATAAATTAGATCCTAATACTACAGGTACACTCACTGAACCTAATTATATGCAATTTGATACTATTGATGGTATGATTGCCAGTGGAGGTTTAAAAGGAGATCCTAATGTTAACTTTACCGAAAGTCTTCAGAATTACGCGCTGAATATAGAGGAGATGATTATTAGTGATGCCTCTTATGATAACACAATACAAAGGTCAGTTGCAGAAAGAGTATTTTTTAAATGGATGAAAGAGACTGGTGCAATGAGGTTTCGTGAAGCAACTGCATTAGAAAAAAATCCAGGTGTAGCTAAGCCACTATTCGTTGAAGAAGATTCTATTAATACAGCAACACAACAATATAACAGAGTTGTAAAATATGTAGGCGATATTGATATTGTAAATAATGTAGATAAAGCAGGTGAAGCATATACAGAACTTTATATTAATGTACCAACTGAAGTAGGTGGTACTCCAACTATTTTGTTTGATGCTATTTCAGATAATAATTATCAGCCAAGCTTAAAGATACAAGGCACCGGGCCTAACTCTGAATTTATACTCGGAAGAAACGCATCAACGGTTCACCCACAAGGTTTAGACTTTAAGGCATTTTATGATTATGATCAGGTTTTACAAGGTGCAGGGCCTGCAGGGTATACTGATCCTAATGCGAATTGGATGAATGAGCCAACGCCTCCTACTACAACAGATTCTTATTTTACTGAACCTAATACATTTACTAACCCAGAAAGTATAAACATTAGAAAATATCCTGCTGATTATGGAAGTCCTGCTGGTTTTACTGGCTCTGCTTATGTTAGATCGCAGTTGGATGGTATTTCGGTTGATTTTAATGCTAATGATTATGAACAGATTATAACAGATCCTACTATATCTACAATCCCTCAGTTTAATGGAACTGATTTGGCAAGTACATTTGAATTTAATGCAGTATTAGTTTATTATGATTTAGTTGATACAAGCAATACCTCTAATACTGTAACAAACCTTTATGGAATATTATTAGTAGATAATATTACTCCAACAACAGACGGTGGTTACATTCAAAGATACCCTAAATATAAACCTAATAAAGTCACAGGGCAAAATGGAAACAGTTATGGATTTAAAATTAATTTACGATTTGATGCTTCACCAGGAACGGCCGGCATCGACACAATCGTTAATGACTATAATACATTTTCAATGCAGCTCTTCAGTGAAGCGACTGCACAGCTACAGGAATCAGCTAAAATATTCCAAACACAACAATTAGAAATTTCTAGCTTAGACCAAAAGGTCCAAAACTTAGAAAACCAAATTACTAATGTAGCTGATGTAACTTCATTACAAGCTCAGATCACAAGTGTACAGGATCAATTAGATAATGCAAATTTAGCTTTTGCAAATGATACAGTTTTATTAGATCTAATTGCTAAAAACTCAGATGAAATACAAGGTTTAGCAAACGGGAACGTACCTGTTACCTTACAATATAATACTGATGTAGTTAGACAAGGTACTGGAATTACAGTAGATACTAATGTACCTAATGTTATTACTGTGTCATTAGCTACACAGGAATATAATTTTATGATACCTTTTAATAGTAGTGAGGTTGTAATTAATTCTACTAACCCATTAAATTTAAACCAGGCAGTACCTCAAGTATTTACAGAATTACAAACTTACACAAACATGTTAAGATTAGATACTGTCAATGAAGCAGGTGGAGATTTAAATATTTATATAGATGATACTACTATACAATGGAAAACTGGACAAACACTAAGACTAACCTTTAATAATAATCTGAATATAGGTTCAAGAAATATTAGGGTATGGACCGATGCACCAGGTAGATTAAATAATGGTTTATTTGGTCAATCAATGGGAGTAATAACTAATGCTGATATTTCAGAAAAACCGATTATAGAATTTATATGTACACAAGAAGGTATTTTAGATTTTGTGTATGACGTGATTAAATAAATAATAAAAGAAAGAATAAAAATAAATGGCTGAAAACAATTCAATATCGACAATGCTTCCGGAGCTTCTTAGACTTTTTAATAATTCATTAGAAAGTTTTGAGAAAGTTAATCAGGCCATAACTTCTAGTAATGAATCAGTTACAGTAAACATTCAGAATAATGATGGTACCAATTCAAGAGTAACCATTCCTAGTTTTGGTTTTTTAAAGAATTCGGTAGATAGGCTACAGAATAATATTGATACCATTACCAATATAAATGGTTCAAACAGTTCAATCAGATTATCCGATGGTACATTTAGAAAATTAGTTCTTTCAAAATTACCAACAGAAGCACAGGATTTAAATTCTATTAATACCGTTGAAAACTTTAACATAAAGCCTAATTGGTTTTTTGAAGAATTAATTAATCCATTACTTTATATTTCATTTGACTTAACAGGGCAGGTACCAATTGATACTGAGCGTTCTATTATCCAAAGATTTATTTTAAATACCAATACACAAACTAAGGTAAACTTTTTTAACAATAATTACCTTGGGCGATCTGATATAAACTATGATGATTTTCTACAGCAAATCGTTGAAAGAAATATTTCATATGTATTAGATGAAGCTGTCGTTGATCTACCACCTAGAGTAAAAAGATATACTGGTGATTTTAGTATACTTAGAATATCAGATGCTACGGTTACTGAGGAGATAAACGGTGTTAACGTTACTTCACAAAGAAAACAATATAAACTAAATAAGTTATTTTATACTGACTCAGAGGCTGATTTTGATGACACTATACAGCTTGCGGTAGGTGATAGCTTAGAGGTTATTTCAGAATCTATTAATACTAAATATAGAATCATTAAGGTTGATTCAAGTACTAACTCAGTTGTCTTAGAATTAGTAGAAGGTTCAGATCCAATACGAATAGGCGCTGATGTATTAAAGATTTCTTCTTCACTAGAGGATAATGTACAAGTTGATGTAACGGTAGGATTTAATGAAAGATGTGTTACCTTTGTTAAACCTATAGATCCAGATTCTAAAATACCTTCAGTGAATTGGTCACCAGGTAGTGCATTTTATACAAATACATTAACAACTGTAAATGAAGCAGGAACCGAACAGACATTAGCTGAATATTACCAGCAAAGTGCTATTGATTTTGGGGCAATGCTACTTTCTTTTGCTGATGATAAGATACCTACTACCAGAGAAGGTGTTACTCCTGATGCACCAGTATTAAATGATGGTGATTTTGGTGTTAAAGTTATTAATGCACAAGTTAGTAAGTCGCCATCAATTGTAGAATTAACCGATTTAAATAATCAAAAGAATACTATTGAAGCTACATTAAAGGAATTAGATGGAGCAATAATTCAAAGTAGAACAAAAATACAAACCACTAATTATCAAACCGAAGTTGAGAGAGATGCTGACATTAACTCTTTACAAGGATTGATTACAGAAAGGTCATCACAGGCAGAATTATATGCATCGGTTGTTAAAGAAATAGATGCAAAAGCTAAAGATAACTCAGTTTCTAGTATAACTCCTAAATATAGAGCAAGAGGGTTTTGGGCGATGCCTAAAGAAAAGTCAACGCCAGCAACGGGAGCTCAATCAATTGTTAAATTTAAAGTTAGATACCGATATCTATCAAATGATGGTGCTGCTAACCCAGTTGATCAATTTAAATTTACTGATGGTAGTGGTGAAAGCCAAGGGGCGTTTTCAAATTATAATATTGTAGAAAGTACATTAAGACCTAGATTAAAAAATCCACTAACTGGTGTATATGAGTGGGTTGCAATAAATACTGATAATGCTGACGCTGTTAATATTAATCAATTAGATGTACCTTTAAGAAAAGGTGAGCAAGTTGAGGTTCAGGTAAAATCTATTAGTGAAGCTGGGTGGCCAAGTAATCCATTAGAAAGTGATTGGTCTGATGCTATCATAATACCATTCCCACCGGATCTTAGTTCTGATAATGCTACTGAAGCTATAATTAATCAAAACCAACAAGACATAGCAAAGGTTGCGCTAGAAGAGGATTTAAACGAGTTAGGTGTTCAACAACATCTAAGTAGTTCTTTTACTGCAAACGAAACTTATTTTGCTCATTCTAGTCCAGTAATTGCATCAGGATTTTTATCAGAAAATCAAACACCTATTGATTTGTTTACAAAGTTAACACAGATGCAGAATCAATTAGATTTATTTGCTGAAATACTTGCAAATGCTAAAGGAGAATTGGTTGTAACAATAATAGATGATCAAGGTAATGTCACTAACCTAAAAAGAAACTCGGTTACAAAAATATTTGCTGGTTTTTATTCTAGTGAAGTAACTAATCTTGATGATCCTAGAGGTGCTATTATATCTAAAACATTCTTTATAAACTTAGCAAACAGTGAACAGTCTGGATTAAGATTAGTATCAAGGATAGCCGGTAATAGAGAAAGAATGGTTAAACAATCAGAGAATCCTGGATATGCTATTGCTGAGGCATTGAACGGTACTACTATACTGCCTGCTACATATTCATGGCTAGATAACAGCGCAACAAATCAGAGTAATAGTAGACCTACATATACGGCAGATGATGCTGATTATAATACAACAAGAAAATATGATTTAACACCTTTGCTTTTAACTAATCCTACTATTAATGCTAGGGATAATTTTGGCCAAGTTACTTCGTTAGCACCATTTCAATCAACACAAAATAAAAACCAATACATTAGTAGTAGATTTAGTGATGTTTCTTCTGAGAACAATTTTTATAGCTATATAAATCCTATAGATGAATATACATTTAATTTAGATACCTGCGAGAATTTCTATGGGAGAGATGCTGATACTGCCAGTTCTAATCCTGGTGAATTTATTTGGGGTGGAGGTTTTGATGGATCTGGTAATCCTACTACCGCAGGTAATTATACATTATCACTTGGGGATAATACATTAGAAGTTCAAATCACTCACCCGTGGGTTAGAAGCTACGCTGCATTTAAATCAGCCTATGAATCAATGACTGGTGATACTGCTACGCTACCAAACGGTTTATCCGGTAACATAGATTGCACAACGGCAGGAAACGGTACTGCAAATATTTTGTTTAGACAATCTAAATTTTCCCCTTTATCATCAACTGAATTATTAGGTAAACAACAAGCAATTTATTTAAATGAAAACGCTATACAGTTAAGAGAGTTAGCTATAAGTGGTACATTTGCAGGTCAAACTTTTACAACTGGTCAAACTTTACAAGTTAGCCCTACTATATCTGCAATTGCACCTTTAAGTGACGCAGCAGATCCTAATGTAGTTAATGATGGCGCAGGATATAGTAGAAATGTAAAAAATTCTTTTGAAACTTTTGACCAATATACCCTAGGTAAAGAAAGCTGTGGATCTTATTTGTTTATGTCTACTGATGATCATCAAAGTATTCAAGTAGGTGGAGATTCTTCTCAATCGGCTACCGTAGTACAGTTTGGTCAACAGAATTCGATTAATGTTCCTATGGTATTTCAATATAGGATGACTGATTATTTTGGGGCCGGAAGTGGAGCTGATGGTGGTATAGGAAATATTGGTGGTGATAACAGTGGAGCAACTACAAATATAACATATTCTAAAAAAATTGGATTTGATATATGGCCTAATAATGCTGACCCTTTTCAATATGATATTGAAGTTTTTGCAAAATATAGAACTAACAATCTGAATATAGATGTAATACCTAGTAAGACGGTTACAAAAAGTCTTAATGATCTTGAAAAAGTTCTAACAAAGCTTAGCCCTTCGGTTACATCAACCAGGGTAAATGATATTGTAAGAGGCGGCGGAGGAACAGGGTCTAACCGAGGTGTGTTTAAAGGCATTTTCACCGAAGACAACAATTTTAACGGTAATGTACTTTGATAACTGTTGATTTTTAATTTTCACTAACCGTTTGGTGAATAAATAAAAAAAGTGAAAATTAAATGACCGAAAAACTTTTCGATAAAGCTTCTTATAGTATAGTTAGGACTAACCCTAAATTAACAGGTAATGTTAAACTTGTTAGTAATGGTTTAGATTTATACCTAGAATCATTTAGTGCAAATACTGAGCTATCTTCTTCTACATTTAAAGCATTTAAAATAAGTGGGGAAGATACCTATGATAGAGACGTTTGGAAATTTTTCCAAGGAGGTAGGTTCCCACCAAAACTGGCATATGAAGTTTTTCAAGAATTCCAAGATGTTTCTGTCCTTTCACAGTACCAAAACCAGTTTGAAATGTTTTACTCTGCAGGTACCAGATCAATTGCATCAAACGCATATTCAGAAGAACTAGGTATGTTGGCACCGCTTTGGCTAAACGAACAAATGCCAAGTAACTTTGTTATATTTAGAATAGATAATCCTGCTGCTGTAAATAATATAAATGAAACATTACAGAATGAAAATTACCTAGATGCACAAACTTCACAAGCATTTTCTAAAAATGTTTTGGAAAACTGTACTGCAATTAAAACTTTTGATTTAACTGATAATAGCTTGCTAGGTTCCTATATTAGAAATTATAGAAACCAAGAATCATTTCCTGAGGTCCCACTTAATATTTCATGGAGGAGAGATGAACCTATTCAATGGAATGGTATTAATTATCGTAAAGGGGGTTTTACACAATCAGGAAGTTTTTCATATGATGACATAATAGCTAAAGATGCCACTATAATAGAAAACGAATTCTTTTTTACTGAAGGGTTTCAGCGTAATAACGTGCTATTAGCAAATTTAATTAATATGGAATTTTTATTTACTGATGAAGGTGCGGATCCTTATTCAATTAATAGATATTTTGGTTTATACGTAAATGAAGTCGAGGAAGGTTTATTTGATATATCAGGGGAAGGGTTTTATAGAAACACCGAAAAAACTCAATTGCCTAACATTACTACTATTAATGAAGTATCTGAGCAATTAAACAAACCTTTTGAAATTACTAACACTAGTGGAGTTTTATTGTATCTTGATCCTGCAAAAACAACAGCTATCACAGGAGTACCTACGCCAAGTAGAGTAAATGAAGTGGAGTCTATTTTTTATGTTAAAGATAAAAATAACAATTTTCATACTGTTAAGAAAGGTTCTATTTGGGGTAATAACCAAATAAGACTTTTTGATACTAAAATTGACATATCAACTCTTACTGGCTTTAAAGAACCTGATACATTTACAAATGCAAGCATAATAGAAAGAAAGGGTAAAGCAATAAGTTCATTTAAAATCAATAATGAATTAACTAATGGTTTAAAAATTACTTTTTATGATGGTTTTGATTTAGTAGGTGAAGTAGCTGCTACAAATATAGAGGCACCTATACCAGGATCAAACACCTTTCAGTTCTTTTGCCCTAACGGAACTGTCCAAGAAATAGCAAAAGCGTTAACTTCTGCAATTAATGAAGGAATACCTATAGAAAAAAGATTCTTTGAGGCTTCTTATAATAATGATACTGTATATGTTCAATCAAGATTTAGCGGTAGTAGATTTAACAGGCTTAATTTCAAAATTAATTATATAGAGTATCCAACAGAGGTAAATAATATAACAACTTATCCAGAAACTTCATTATTAGATTCTAACAAATATTTTGTTGGGGGTAATGATGTTACTAATTCTTTACTTAAGGTTGCAAACGGGGATCAAGATAGATTCATTCCTGGTAATTATGTCCAATCTAATGATGGGTGGGCAACTATCGGTGATTGGGTACCATATTTAGAAAGTCCTATTATAAATGGCACTGGTGATATCATAGGATATAATGAGATTGATGAATATGTAATAATAACATTAAATGATAATCAGATAACTGTTACTAATAGTGGGCAGGTTGCTTTATATTCTGACTATAGACCTTCTTTTGGTAGATTTTCAATATTTCCTGTTAGAGATTTTGATTATGACTTTTATAGTACTATGTATAGTAGACTAGGGGAGCTTAATTATGAAGTAGATCATTATAACCAAGAAATAGATGGTGAATATGTTAACGTTAGTGCAAACCCTGACATAAGAAGATTTTATGATGATGGCGGTTTTTCTGAGTTAATAGGTTTATTAAAAAATGCAGATCCTGATGTTGATTTTGATACTTTTATTGAATCAGAATATGATAGGTTAGAAGAAAACTATTTAAAACAACAGGCAGTCGCATCTAGAGTAATTCCTTATATAAATAAGTGGTCATGGATTAATGATGGTAAGAACGTAAGAAACTTACCATATAGTTTAAATGTAAATGAATCATTTGGTACTAATAACTTTGCACCGTCTAAATGGACTATCGGCCAAGATGCCACAGGATTTACACATGAATGGTACTACTTAAGTGAGTTTCCTTATTATTTTAATAACGAAGCAATTAAGTCTTCGTGGAGTTATATAGATAAAGCGCCAACAGATACAATAGAAAGCAACCCTATAACTGGTACTGTGTATACCCCAGGTACATTCCAGGATATTAATAAAGATTATTTTAATGATTATTTTATTGTTGATAAGTTTACAACCGGAGGTATAATAAATTTAATAGATAGGCAGTTAAGATACGGTAGATTCAGTGGTGGTGATGAAAAGAATTTTGCTGAAGCATTTTTAAGAGGTGTTAGAATAGTAGCAAAACCTAAAGCTGATATAGCCACAAAACCTAACTTTAATGCGAGGTCATTAAAATATGTTAATGATGGCAGATTTAATGATTATAGATTTTCTACTATACTTGTGCCGAATGCACCAAATAAACCTGAGACCGAGATTAAGTTTATTAAGAATGATAAATGGAAGACTGTTGTAATGATGGTTTTTTTAACTTTAGATAATGAATGTATAAATGATGGCAACCAAAGTATTGATAGAACTACTTTGTATTCATATGAAAGTGATTATAAAGTTCATACACAATCTTTTAACAGTTGTGAACCGATACAATCAGAAGTCACAGGAGAAGAAGGTAATTATTTTTACAAGGAAGGTATAGTACAAGGTGCAATATCATTTGTTGGAACTAGTTTTAATCCTACGGTTAATGCTTATTTAGTTCAAGGTATAAATGATGTTAACGGTAATAATCCTAGATTCTTAAGAGATATAACTATTGGTAGTAATGGTAATTTTAATCCGGTTAGTTTTGAAATTAATAATGTTGTTTATGAAATAGGTGGAATAGTAAGAGTTGTATCTAATAATCAATTTTTTGCAAAAACTATTACTGCCAATGGGGTTCCATTTGTACCAGGTGGTTCTGTACCATCTATTATAGATTTACAGGCTGCTGATTATTTTACAGTAAATGGTGGATTTAATACATACACATCAAGACTATCTGATGTAGGTTTTGCTACTATATTAAAAAATGTTAATCAAGGCGCGCCTGATATTATTTATGAAACTATAGATAAAGAAGGTAATAGGGTTTTAGATTCTGATGGTAATATGGCCCAAACGTTTTCAATAGAATTAAGAGCACAAGAAGACATTTTAAAATCTGTATATATTGGAAGATTACCTGATCCTGCAAAACCAACCGTATTTAATTTAACTGATATTATCGGTTATGATTTATCTCTACAAACAAAACCTAGAGTAACTCCAATAGGTAGACATGCTGGGTACTATAAACCTACTGCCTTGGATATTTTTTATTTTAGAGATCCTTATATTGGAATTGATTTTGATAATGTTACTGGGTCTACTGGTGGATCTATAACCGATGAGCTATATAAATTTAAGGTAATGGAATTATGTAGATATTCAAATACTCAGTTTAATAGTAGTGATGTAGACAACTTTGGGATAATAAAGAATTTGTTTTATCATAAAGTAAACGAGGAGGATCCATCAACAGTATTAGAACTTTCTAGGGATAGTGCATTCTTAAGCTTATACCCACTTATTAATGAGGTAGGAATTGCTAGTAGAGATTTTTATACATTTTCTTCTAACTGGGAACCTGCTTATTTTAGGAAGAGTATTGATAAATCTTTAATTGAATCTATAATAGGTACAAAAGCAATGACAGAAAGAAAATCATTCTTTGGATCTAAATACTTAAAAGTGCCAGAACAAATAGAACTTGAAACTTTTTTATATTCTCCTGAATTTATTAAGGATGCAATTAAGCAACCTTCTTTAATAGATGGGACATTTATGAAAACTGAAAATAAAACATCTATTAAATTTTATCTCTTTATTCAAAAAAGATTAATTGAATTTTTATTTGAACCTATAAAAGAGCAATTTAAAAAGTATATTAAACCAGAATTTAGCTTTGGTGATATTAAGACTTTAGATGATGATGTAGAAAGATATATTAAACAAAATATTTTACAGCTTTATAAAGTATCTAATGTTGATTTTTATGTTAATGCAACTAGGCAAAGAGCATTAAACAACTTTAACACAGCATCTCTAACTAATTCTGAAAAATTATCAAGCGGTTTAAGTATTAACGATGCAATAGGATCAAAATTATTAAATACAAATCAATTTGATCTCGGCCTAATATATAACAAAAGGAGTGGTTTTACTGAATCGTTTGGTTTTAGTATTACCATAATTAAAAAATAGAAATACGATGGCATTAACCATACAAGAATTACTTTCTTCTGATACCGTTAGTCAAGTAGTTGATAAAATAAATTTTAACTTTGATCAACTATTATTGAATGGTGGTGGTCCCATAGGACCTCTAGGACCTTCCGGTTTACCTGGTCCTATTGGAGGGAGAGGGGAAAGAGGTACTGAATGGTACGAAGGGACTGATAGTCCTATTGTAACACCACCAACATTAACACCATTAGCAAATGATTATTACTTGCAGAGTAATGGTGATGTTTGGGTTTATCAACCAGGAGGACCGTGGGTTAACACTTTAATAAATTTACAAGGACCACAAGGTAGTACTGGATCTTCGGTAGGATTGTCTCAGTTTGGTTATGCCCCAATACCAGGGATAAGTAACTATTCAGCAGCTGCAAAAAATGTTTCTTACCCTTCTCTTATTCCAGCAACTGATACTACTATTAATGCTAGTAATGAAGGTGTTCCTACATTCGCGGTAGGTATTGCTGGACCTGATGACGCAGATTACCCTGGCATACCTTTAACTGGTGCATATCAATTATCTACGGTAATGGCTGGGCAACTATCATCAGAAAATACTAGTATGTTAGTACACCAAAAAAATAGTGGGGCCCAGGCTATTAGATTTATGGGTGGTGACGGTTTTGAAAATTATACACAAGATCAATTATCACTACTTAGTAATATTAGTTTATTACCTGATGATATATTAGCTATTTCTGTACCTAAGCAATCAACCTCTCCATTATCTATTGCTGATACTTATGGAATTATTAATGAGACGGTCAAAAGAGGACAAAATTTTAGAGCAGGTACAGGATTTAACTTTACTAGTGGTACTATGGGTACAAATCCATATACTTCATTTGGGTCATCTGATTTTAAAATTGAATTAAACAGTTTTACTCCGTTAGATGGTGCAGGAGAAGCTAAGTTTGATTTACAGGTTCTTGGTGCCGGTGCACAAGCAAACTTAAAGGTAGGTGGAAATATAACCGTCCCTGGCTCAATCCCTGTATTAGATGGTAAGATTCTTGCCGAGGCAGGTGAAATAGTTATACAATCAAATGATGAGTTAAAGATAAGATCAAATTTTAAAGCCGGTATGACTGCAGGATCTAATGCCTTTACGGTATCAACTACTGATATAGTAGCTAATGCCAGTGGAGCTAGTCCAATTGCTCTGCAGTCAGAAGATGGTATAATAACTATAGAAAACATAGGTGTGAATGGAGAAGTAAATGTATTGTCCAATCAAGGTATCTCTTTGATCGGTAAAGGCGGAGTAAATCCAGCACTTCCATCTTTAATTAATGTTTTACCAAATAAGGTTGATTTACGCGCTAGGCAAGATGGTGCAGAAGTTAATATAAAAGGAGAAGGTGTTAATTCAGATATTAACATTCAAGGTAGAGGCGAAATAAGATTAGGTCAGCTTAACATCGCCCCAGGGACTATCGTTCCTAGGATAAATCTTAAATACGCTGAATCTGGTGTTAGCATACCACACACAGAGTTTGTTAGTTATCAATCATGGTCAATTACCGATAGTACACCTCAAATTACTGATCCTAGTGTATATCAACGGTATAATACGAATTTTTCTAATCAGAACAGAGTTGTCCAACAATTTGGTGACCCAAGCAATGGTGATTATTTAACAATTCCAACTACACAATTTCAGCAATTTAATGATGGTCAATATTCGCAGGTAGTAATAGGTATTCCTAAGTATAATCAAGCTACAAATGTTGATGATAGTGTAGGGATATTTGTAAATGAAGGGCCTACGGAAACGATACCAACACAGTTTGATACTGGAGCAAGTAATAATATGAATCCTGCTTCGGAAATGTTTAGGGTTGATAAAGAAGTTACTAAGATAAGTAATAAATTAATTTTAGGCGGAGAGAATAACATCCAAGAGTATTATTATGATCCTTTTATAGATTGGCAAGATGTAAGCCCTATTGCAATATCGGTAATTATCCCAGTTACTAAACCTTATATTAGAATTCAAATAGGTAGCACAAGTGAAATAGATGCGAATACTTATGATTTTTGGTCTACAAAATTAAATGGTGGTAAAAATGTGTTTTTCCCAGAATTTATACTAAGTTTTGACAATTCGCTCATGGCTTATGGTCAAACTGTTGTAGTTGAGCTTTATTGGGCACCATCCGAGTTTAGAGCATCCGACGTCCCAGGTGCCCAAACTGGAACTGGATTTAATCCTTTCATTAATCAAGGTGGTCGAGCCTTTATATCTGCTCAATATTGGAAAGAAGGAACTGGAACCACTCAAACATATTATACTGCTCAACAAGGAGTTCTTGAAGTTGAAACTGATGATGATATTGAAAAACAAGGCGCCAACTATCTAATTACTCACTCTCAGAAAACTTTTACATTTATGTTTAGCGGCCAAGGACCAACCCCTTTTTATAATAGTGGTAATGGCAGTCAGAGTGGAAAGATTATACAAAAAGGGTGGAATAATGTAGCAGGAGCTCATAACCTTGGTAGTCTTGTTGTAAAAGGAGTTACATTACAACAACATACATTTATTTATTAATATTTTAAACTAGAAAAATGACAAAAAAAGAAAGAAAAGAATTAGCAGGATTTGTAGATAGGTATAAAGAAATTGAAACTTCGATAGACCTTATGCAAAAGAGTATACAGAGTTTAGCTGAAAAACGTGATGGTCTTTTTGAAGAACTTGATTCTATGAAAGGTAAAGAAAAAAAGTTTATGGATGATTTAATTAAAAAATATGGAGAGAGCAATGTTACTCCATATAAGTTAATGAAAATCTATGAAGAAGGCATATGATAATATTAAGAAACATAATTGCAATTATTACCGATCCTAAAAATACAAGAATGTTTTTATTAGGTGGTATTATAGTGTTATGTATTTTACTATTTAGGCAATGTGAACAAACAGAAGTAGCAAAGAGTGAAGCCACTAAGATTAGCAATAATTGGAAAGCTTCTTTAGATACACTTGAAAACTATATTGATAAAAATGGAAATGCAGTTGCCGAAATAAGAGCCCTTAATTTAACATTAGAAGAAATTGAAGGCAAATTAGAATTTGAAAAGGGAAAGCCGCCAGTAACGGTTATTAAAACAGAAACGGTAATAAAGGAAGTTATCGTAGAAGTACCTGTGACTATTGTTGATACACTTTTTAATAATTTTAATTCTGCATTAACAATTTCAGATAAAGAAACATGGGGGAAAAGTTTTAGAGACATAAATGTTTTTGTACCTTACCAAACTTTAGATAGTACTTTAAATTTTGGAAGCGCTAATATTGATTTAAAACAAAACATATTTCTATCTGCTTCATTAACAAGAGATGTTATAACTAAAGAATTATTTGTAAACCTTTTAACTGATTATCCTGGTACAACTTTTAATAGTGCCGAAGGTATTTTAATTGACCAGAATAGTAATGCATTTAAAAGTTTACAATATCAAAACAGAAAAACCTTAGGGCTAGGATTACAATTAGGAATGGGATTTAGCGGTAATGGGTTTGCGCCTTATGTAGGAATAGGTTTAAATTATACACCAAAATTTTTACAGTGGTAAATAAATAAAAAGAATGGAATCATCAAAGTTTATACAATTATCGGATGGAATATTGCTAGAGTACATATACACTAGTCAATCAGATCCTACCGAATTTAACACAGCAACTCATCAAATAGAGATAATGAGAGATGAGTATACTGGTGGCAGCTATCTTTTTAACACAGAAAACGTCTCAAGCGAAATGGGTAATTACCGAGATATATCTGCTGCCTCTATAAGTAAGAATAAGACTCAATATGCTTATTTAGATACTGACATAGGTGTACCTTATAATGATTTTGACCCGAAGCTAACTGACTCTGCTAATTTATTGCAAACATTCTCGCCAGAGTTAAACATTGAATATGATAAAATAAGAATACATTTTATTTCAGGGTTTTCATTCACAGGATATGACGGTATTATTTTTGAAGCATTAGCTCCTCGTAGGGATGGTTTACTTTTAAACTTATCATCGATAAATTTTTTAAAGAATGATACGCCAGTATTTAATCCTGACCCGGTACTTATTAATGATAACTTATATGCATCATATATAGAGTGGAGAATACCTTCTCTTTATTTTATGAATAATAGTTTTAATCCTGCTGTTGCAAATGGTCTAGGATTTAAATTAACCGAAGGGCAAGGATTCTTAAGTACTCCAACTATAACATTTAAGGCAACAGGTATATATGAAACTATAATTGATAACGGTTATGATTATTACAATGTTGAGGAAATTAATTCGGTAACTTTACCTAATAGAGATATTTATGATAACTTATATGCAAGTGTAACTCAATCAGACGGTGGAGATTATTTTGAATTAACTGGTGAAGTTACAGGATCTACATTTTCTAACTTTATGGCTAGCCTAGGTTCATCTTGGGTAGTCTTTCATGAAATTAATGTAAGTGAACAAATAAACACTTCGTTTGTTAAAACAAGTACGCAGGTATTTACGCAAACTACTAACTTTGATGATCCTATATTATTTAGACCAATTATTTTAAATAGCGCAGTTGCCGCATCTTTTTCAATTAACTATTTACTGAGAATTTATAATCGTGGTGATAATACTCAAATAATTAAACAAGCTAAACTGACTTCGTTTGATGTTAAGAAATACGGAAGAAGATTAATGAAAATAAATTTAGGTGTTGTACCAACAGTTGCAAATGTATATAATAAGATAGCCCCTGACGATGGCGCGAGTATAATTGTAACAAATGGAAATATAGACAAGCCTGGGCAAACATCAGATCAAATTGTCGAGCAGTTGGTAGTAAAAACTAAATATGTTACTTCTTTTAGAGATAGATTAAATGTTAAGGCATCGATATCTCCAGCTAAAATACAAACAATAACAGAAACAGACAATGGAACAGGAGAATAAATCAGAAAGTAAATCTAGATCTTTTTTTAATAGACCTAGAAGAACGGCTACGCCATTAGGCATCAGCACAGGAATATCAGTAACACGAAAAGAGAAAGAATATTATACTAAGTTTACAACTTTAAACCCTACAGCTGAGCCTTTGCCACAAGGCGATGGTGTAATAAGAATATCACCTTTTGATGATTATATTATTTTTACTTTATATGATGAGACTGGTCAAAATGGAGATTTAGCGGATACACCTATAGACCTTAGTAATGTAGGTACATTAAATTTAGTATTTATTGGAGAGAACGATGAAATAAGAATTCCTAATTGGACTAAGGTAAAAGAAGTTGATCTTTCACAAGGTCAGGTTTTATTTAAAATTGATAAAGAAAGCTCTAAAAAGATTTTATCTTTAGACAACAATAACTTTTACATATCCACGAGAATGGTAGATGAAAATGGTATTAGTGATGAGAGTGTTTTATACACCGGTACATTTTTAGGAATAAAGGATGCTGCGGAAGAATCAATGACAGCTAAATTAAAAAGAATATCTTTACAGTATGCTAAAGAATTGGCAAAACTACAGAGCGAAATAGAAAGGCTCAACAGAGAGTTAGCCGAAATGCTATCTTTAGATGAAGATCAAATTGCTACAATAAAAGCTTTAGAGGCTTCAAATTTATCTCTAACAGATCAGGTAGCTGAGCTTTCGGCTCAGTTAGGTGATGCGCAATCCGAGCTTATATTAGAAGAAGCTAAGAATGCTCAATTATTAGCAGAGCAAAATAAAAAGAAAAGGCAACAAATACAAGCCATTACTAAAAAGACTAAAACTGCACCAAACAATAAAAAGGTTAAAAAGTATTTTAAACAGGCAAGCAAGTTAAACCAGGAATTTACAACAAGGCAAGGACCAATAGAAGATATAGATAGTATAAGAACTATTAAAGATTTAGCAGGTCGTCAGAGAAGAAATCTATTTAGAAGAAGATAATTAAGATATGATATTAAGTGCAAGAAATAATCAATTTAAATTTGAATTTCCTAGAAACTTTATTCCTAAGGAAATTTCGGATAAGTATAAACCATACTTAAATAGGATGCCTGGGTCTATGATAAAAGAACCTATTGATTATTTTAATTATGGAATACAATCAATGAATCTACCTGGGCCTAGTTTTGATCCAGTTACACAAAATGACTTTCCTGGAAATACTAGAAGATTTAGAACTAGTTTACCTACACAAGAATTATTTGATAAACAATTAACTGTAACTATGCAGGCTTTTGACGGTTGGGTAAATTATTGGATGGCTGTAGAAGTTTTTGATTTTTATTATAAGCAGAGTGGTAAAGATCCGTTTGTGCCTGAAGGTATAGGATTGCAAATGATAGATGGAGAAGGTAACATCTTTGTAACTTGTCAACTAAAAGATATGATAATGACTGGGGTTAGTGCATTAGATTTAAACTTCTCGAGTAATACGATAGAATTCCAAACCTTTGATATTAATTTTACATACAACGCTTTAGAAACTAAAATTAATCTAACCTAATATATAAACAAATACAAAAGCAATGAAAACATTCAAAGATTATCTTACAGAAGATCATGATGATTCTATAGATATACAAAATCTATTAAATGAATCTTATGATTTAACCGAGGAGCAAGAAACTGCAATTGATAATGCAGTTGATAGAATTATGGAGGAGCACAATAACGGAAAAGACTTAGAGGTTATTATGGAGGAAATAATTAACGAAGGTATATTAGGATCTGTTTTAGGTGGACTTACTGGATTTGCTTTAGGTAAATCTGTAGGAAAGGCTATCGCGAAAGTATTAGGTATTCAAAAAGGTGCCTTGTATGATTTACTAACCAGTCGATTAATTGGTGCTGCATTAGGAGCAGTACTAGGTAAGAAGCTTTAATTCATTATAATTGATTTACACAGGTATAGATTTTTCTCTTAATAGTCCAGGTACATGTACTCAGGATAGCAAAGGCAAATACACGTTTATTACATTCTTTAATTACGGTAATCGAATATGGGATGAAGAAGGTAGAAAAATCCCAAAGTCATTCTCGGTCCATAAAGAACTAATGGATGATAAATCAATATTAGGATTTCCTTATTATAGACAAGTAAAAGATAAAGACTTTTTACTTAGGGAAAGGGAAAAACTCACAGACGGCCAAAACATAGCTGATTTAATTTCAAATATTTTAATAACCTTATTTGGTACTCAAAACCATAAGATTGCATTAGAAGGATTCTCTTATGGTTCAAAAGGAAACTCATTTATTGACATTGTTCAGTATAATACCTTTTTACGAAATGAAATTGTTAATGCTTGGGGCGTAGAAAACATTTCAATTTACCAACCCTCCCATGTTAAGAAATTAGCAGGTAAAGGTAATGCAAATAAACATTACATGGTAAAGGCGTTCCAAGACGACGTTTTTAATGATAAAGATTTAAGGAAAACAGATTTATGGAAATGGACTCAAGGTAAAGACTTTACAGAAAAGATCCCTAAACCAATTGATGACTTAGTAGATTCATATTTCATATTAAATGCTAATAAAGAAAAAGGGTGGTCATTAAATACTTAATACATAGAAAACCACTAAATACTTTAAGTCTAGTAATTACATACTTCTCTTTCTTTAATTAGTTATATTTTATATATAGCAATTATAACTTAGTTTCAGAATATTATGATAAAAGCAATAAAAAATAGAATATTTATTAAAAAAGATGAACTACCAGAAAAAATTGGTAGTATATATGTACCAAAAACCGAAGGTCAGTATGCTCCACCATACTCAGGTACAATCATATCTGTAGGTAATGACATAGAGGATTCAGATTATAAAGTAGGATCACGAGTACTATTTCATGATTTAGCAGGTACAGAGTTTAAATATAATGGCGATACTATATTCAGCATTAGAGAAAACGATGTAACCGCTATTATGCAATAAAAAAGTTCTATTTAGACTGAAACTAAATAGAGATATGAATATATAATAAACAAAGGAACTGATATTATTCGGTTACTTATAAACAGGCATATAACAAGGCAAAGTATATTGGCAATACCCGGGCAAATTAAAAATAGGCAGAGCTGCGTTATATCCACAATTAATAACAAAGTAAAATAAAAAGGCAATTAAAATGGCAAATGAATTCGACATTTTCAGTGTTAGCGTCAAGGACCTAGACACTGGAGACAGACCGCAAACAACAAGCGATCTTTACACACCAAAACCTGATCAAGGTTCAGACGGTACTTACCGTTCACTAATTAGGTTTCTACCTAATGTAAAAAATCCACGCAAACCTTTCGTTCGTAAATATGTCTACTGGTTAGAAGACAGAGATGGCAACGGCTTTTACGCAGACTCACCTTCAACGGTTGGAGACAAATGTGCTGTACAGGACATGTTCTTTAAACTTAGAAACTCTGAATCTGCTGTAGACAAAAAGATGTCAGAAGGACTTAAGCGTAGAGAAGTATTTTATGCATTAGTACAAATCGTAAAAGATCCACAAAACAGAGATCTTGAAGGTCAAATTAAAGTAATGAAATTTGGTTATAAGATCAAGACTAAAATTGATGAGGAGTTAAATCCACAATTTGATGAACCAACACAAGTATTCGATCCATTCGAAGGAAAGAATTTTGAATTGGTAATTTCAAAGAAAGGTGGTTATCCAAATTATGATTCATGTAAATTCCAAGGAAGTAGATCTCCGATGTCGATTGGCGGCGAAGATGTAACGTCTGATGATGCAGGAAGAACTGCAATTCTTGATTTTATTAAGGATGCACCAGACTTAGGAAACTTTGACTACAGACCATGGACAGATGAACAGAGAAATAAAGTAATGGGTGTACTATCTCAATTTAGTAATCCTGGAACTTCTATTGATACTGTTACTGCAAGACAAGCACCGGCTGCGCCGGCTGCAACTAAAGCTGCGGCTGCTAAGGTAACTGAAACCTCTGCACCAACTACAACAGCTACTGCAACCAAAACTGAAGATTCTTCTAAGGGAGATGATTTTGATGATTTCATTAACGGTTTAGATCTTTAATCATATGGGAACAGAAGTAATAATATCTTCTGAAATGAAAGCTCGGATCATCGATAAGGTGGTCCGAGTTCTTCATCAAAACCATTCTCATCCTGAGAAAAGAAGAATATTAGAAAGTAAAGAAAGATTAAATTTTGCTTGTCCTTATTGTGGTGATTCACATGATACACCTAGAAAAAAGAGAGGTAATTTAT